GAATACTTATCTAAAAAGTATCCTGATCCAATATATCGTCCAATATATGTACGATATTACTCTACACCAGAGATTATAAAAGAGAAACTTATCGGGTATGTTAAAGATGCCCGTCAAATCATAAATACAAAACCATCATTCTATACTCTTAAAAACGTGAATAAACTTTTATGGAATAAATTGATGGAATATCAAACACGTATGAAGCGTATATTTAATGATGATTTTATTTGTCTTAAGGTTATGACCACTAACAATCACGTAGGTTGTTGGGTATAACCTGGTAAGGCTCCATGATGAAATTGGTAGACATCCGACACTTAAAATGTCGTGTTCCGTAAGGGACGTGCGAGTTCGAGTCTCGCTGGAGCTACAAGTGTTAGTTTAGTTTTTGTGTTTTTATTGTTGACTAATTGTTTGGGTAATACTGTTCGTGAGAATCGTATTGCCATTTTTAATCTTAGAATCTTTGAATCATGATTATCCACAACAAAAAAGTAGTTATATATGATATTGAGTCATTTCCTAATTATTTTTGTTGTACATGTAAAGATACTGAATCTAACGAATTGAAAACGTTTGAAATATCTTATCAGAGAAATGATGCGGGAATGATTACTGATTATTTCTTAACTGAAGATATAATGCTTTGTGGATACAATAATCATCATTATGATGATGTGATAATTAATTATATTATTGATTATCATAATCGTATGCAAGAATTGCATTACGAAAATGTAACACAATCTATATTTAAGTTATCACAATGTATAATTAGTGAAGATATAGATAAAGTAAAACGATGGAAATATGCAAACTATTTCGATTCTATGGATTTACTTACTATGATGTTTAGTAGTAAATTAAGGGTGGGATTGAAAGAGATGCAATTGACGATGAAATATCCTAATGTACAAGAATATGAAGGAGATTTTAATGATTATATAACCAAAGACGACATTAAAAAAATAATTCAGTACAATATTAATGACGTAGAATCTACAACTTCTTTATTTAATACGTTAAGTAATAAAGGAGAAATAGACTTACGTCTTTTTATTGAACAAGAATATGGCTTTAACGCTCTTTCAATGGATAGCGTAAAGTTTGGAGAAACAATTCTGGCTAAAAAAGTCTGTGAAGAGTTAAATATAGACAAAAAACAACTGGAACAAATGCGTTCTCCGATGGACATGATTCCATTGAAAGACGTTATTTTACCTATAATACAATATAAAAATCCGATATTACAAAAAGTTCTGGAAGACATGAAAACGCAGGTAGTGACTTCTAAAGAACGTAAAGGCTACGAGAATAAGTTCGTTATCTCGAATATGCGGTATTCTGTAGGTGTTGGTGGTATACATTCCATTAATACTCCAGAGATATTCGTTCCCAAAAAAGATGAATATATAGGACATTTAGACGTTGCGTCTATGTATCCAAGTTTCATTGTGCAGTATGGGTGGTTTCCTACTCACTTGGGTAAAGCAGGCCTGGATGTATATACTCAAATTTACCATGAGAGAATACATGCCAAGCATAGCGGGCAGAAACTTAAGAATCTTGCGTTGAAATTGGTTCTTAACTCTGTTACAGGAAAAATGCAACAAGAGACTTCTTGGATGTACGATCCAAAAAGTGTATTTAAAATACGTATCAACGGACAATTGATACTATTAATGCTTGTAGATAGATTACTGGAACGTGACTGTAAGATTATACAAGTAAATACAGATGGAGTAATGTTTATTGCAAAGAAAGATCGAGAATCGGATATAATGGAATCGGTATCTGAACTTGAGCAATTGACAAAACTCTCTTTTGAAGCGGACCGCTATGAAGCGTTTTATCAGTACGCAGTCAATGATTATTTCGGTATCAAAGACGGTTTTTCCAGTACAAAAAACGAAGAACTGATAGAAAAAAAGGGAATGTTTATTACAAAGCCTGTCTTGGGTAAAGGACTATCGCCGGTAATTATACCGAAGGCTGTGATAAACTATTTCCTTTATAATATTCCACTTGAAACTACAATTCGTGAATGTAACGATATCTACGATTTTGTTATGGGACAACGAGTCTCTAAACAATTTAAAGTAGAATACAATAATAAATACATTACACGAATTAATAGATATTATGCAAGTACTAACGGATATTGGTTATACAAAGTAAAAGAAGAAAATAGCGAACTAAAATATGCCAACATGTTAACTAAATCCGGTGTAACTATATTAAATAAAATAGACGACACGAGTACAGCAGACAAAAAAATAAATTACGCTTATTATATAAGTGAAGCACGTAAAATAGTAAATGAGTTAAAATGTAGACAATTAGACTTATTTGCATAGTACAATATCGCTTGTTAACCAATAGAGTATAAGAGATGATTATTGAACTAAACACCAATCTACTGGATATTATTCCAGAACAAATCAATTTAAATCAGTTAGTCTTCCTTAGTATGGTATTGAATAAGAATCAAAAATATAATGATCAAGACGTTCACAAGTTAGTCAGCCTTATAAGTGACGACGAAATATCATACTTAATTCAAAAGAACCTCATCACGTCGATGGAGAGACGTGGATTTACGTATTATGATCCAAGTCAGTATTTATTAAGTTTATTAGAACCTAAAAAAGACTGGTTTGACACATTTTATGATGCGTATCCAATATATGTTACTCGTAAAAATGGTTTAAAATCATTTCTAAGAACTAATAAAAATAAATGTCGCAAAATATTTAACGATTACGTACAAGGTATAGAATCGAATGCGAAACATTTACTCGAGTGTTTGAATTTTGAAGTGCAAAAGAAAACACTTGCAGGTGAATTAGGTTTTATGAAAACGATGTACCGTTGGTTACAAGAACATAGTTGGGAGGCGATTGAGGAAGAAATGCAGTATCAACAATCTATAAAGGAGAAGTCTTATGGAACAGAGCTACTTTAATTTACCAATAAGACCCATTTCGGTAGTAGCAAATGAAGCACTTAATTATATTAAAGCTCGTAAAGAGCATAATGTAATTTCATTAGCTACACGCTGGAAGAAACTAAATAGATGTTGTATGGGAGGTATTGAACCAAATACTGTATATACCATAGCTGGTATTTCTGGAAGCGGAAAGAGTTCTGTAGCAAACTTGATCCAAACTGATTTAATTGATCTTAATCCTAATAGGGATATTGTAGTCTTAACTTTTTCTTTAGAAATGGTTGGATTTAGGCAGATAGGAAGAACGCTCTCAAATAAGTTGCGGAGAACGACTTCTGATTTGTATAGTTCTCATCAGGACCTCGATGACGATACGTACCAAAAGGTCATCAATGTTTCCAATCAACTGAAGAATTATCCGATTTATTTTGTAGATAATCCGGGTAGCCCTGAGCAAGTAAGACAAACAATTCTATCATTTTACGATAAATATGTGAAAGATAAAAATAAATATTTCGTAATAATATACGATCATACTTTGCTTACCAAAAGAATAGGTACGACAATTGAAACTATGAGTGAACTACAAGAAGTATTCATACAAATAAAGAAACTTCCACTCACAAGTATCATACAACTTTCACAAATGAATCGTAATATAGAGAGTCCGGAAAGGATAAATAATTCATTGGCACATTATCCAATGAGAAGTGATTTATCATCGTCCGATTCGATATTTCAAGCAAGTGATTATGTATTAGTAATACACAGACCTGAAATATTAAATATACATGAATATGGTCCAGATCATTTGCCAACAAAAAACAAAGTGTATATACATATACTAAAAAATAGGGATGCTGGAAAACCATGCATCCTCGAATTTGAAAACGACCTCATGTATAATAATCTTATCGAGACGTAAGTATAATATTTTAAAGGCTGAGATTATGAAGACGTATACGTTTAAGACTATAAAGACTAAGAAGAATGATGCAAAGAGTGGTAACAATTTCTCTGAGATGTTTGATAACATTATACTTACTAATATGTTAGGACAGAATCCGTATCTTGCAGATTTGTTCTATAAGAAAACAGAGCCACAGTCTAAGAAAAATAAGACAATTGATATTGATATCACTATAGAGCATCCGTATACAAAGAATACCGAGTACGACGGTATTAAGAAGTGTATTGAGTATTTCTATGCAAACCATCCGTTTAAGAAGGATTATGACTTTAAGCTTCCTGATGGAACGCCAGTTAAGTTGTATTCCGATGAGATTCAGATTGGTTACGATTTGATTCCTCTGAATGGTTTTACAAAGAAAGTATATGATGCACTTTCTGAGGAATGTAAGAAGAATATTGTAGAGATTACAATTGAGCTTCAGAAGAAAAATAATAACGCAACAATTTTAATAGCATAATATGAGTTTGGTATTACCTACAAGTAAAATTCCAGCAGTTTCGGTAAACCCTAAATTCCTGATTATCTACGGAAGACCTAAAGCAGGTAAAACAAGTTGTTTAGCACAACTTGAATCTAACCTGATTGTAGACCTTGAAGGAGGTAGTCAGTTTATTGATGCTATGGCTGTACAAGCACGTAGTGTTAATGAATTAGGAGAAATTGCTCAAGCCATTCGAGCTAAGAATAAAGAAGTAGGACATAATTTTTATAAGCATATCACAATTGATAATGCTACTCGTTTGGAAGAAATTTGTCTTTCGTATGCAAAATTACTTTACATGCAATCACCAGTAGGCAAAAACTATAAAGGCGATGATGTACGTACATTACCTAATGGTAGTGGTTATATGTACATTCGTCAGGCTGTACGTAAAGTAATTGATATGTTCAAAGATCTTTGTGACGAATTCATTTTGGTAGGACATGTAAAAGATGTTCAAATAGAACAAAATGGAGAAGAACTTAGTGAAATGGCTTTAGATTTAGTTGGAAAACTAAGTGCTATTGTCTGCGGAGAAGCTGATGCTGTAGGTTATCTTTATCGTAAAGGTAACGAAACACACATTAGTTTCAAAGGAGGTGATGGCACAATTAAAGAAGCAAGAGCTCCTCATTTACGTGGTCAGGATATTGTAATTGCAACAGGTAATGAGGATGGAACGATAACAACATATTGGGATAAAATTTATAAAGGCGAGTAATTATGTATAGTACTAAAACAGCAATAGAATCAACAGGTTCAATATATATGAACGCGGGTATCAATGATAATGTAACATTGAGCAACGTAGAGGTAACAAAATCTCCTACAGGTAAGGATTTTATTCGTTTTACATTCAGTGATAAAGATGGTAAAACAGCTGAAATGACTGAGTGGAAGAATGAAAAGAGTATGTATGTTAAAACTGATGTTGAACTTCAAAAAGAAGATGACCGTCAGTTTGGACGTATGATACAAATTATCAAGTGTTATATGTCTGAGATACCAGATGTTGAACTTAACTCGTTTGTCGATATGATAAATTGGGTTAAGACTACTTTGAATGGAGTAAATAAAGATACCAAACTTCGTTTGAAAGTTGTTTATGACAATAAGGGTTTTATACGTGTATCTAAAAACGGTATATTTGTAGAACCTATGACCGTACAAGAGTCTCGAATTGTATTAACTGGTCGTGATAAAACTATTCGTCCAGATATACCTGTTGACAAAGAGGAAACTCCTAAGACAGATCCGCTTAGCGCAGTAAATGATGCTACTCCGGCTGATGAGACTAACTCTGATGACGATTTACCGTTTTGACGTTAAATAAAATGGATTAATTTTACTATTTTAAAAGTGGATGTGGAAATAACCGATTCATCACATAGAAAGGAGTCCGGTGAAAACCCGTTTGGAAATTAACTACACAGCATTGTTTGTTAATTTGGTGTATAGTGAAATCAGCATATTCTATGTGATCAATAAGCTATGTCTTCTAAATGGAATAGGATGCGATCCCTGCAAGTGGACGCGATTGAGGTTCGAGTCCTCACATAGCTACTAACAAAAATCTAAGTATCATGTATTCAACAAAAACAGCAATTACAAATACAGTTAAAGATATTTTGCTAATGTTGGATGACTACGATATTTATTCGTATTACTTAGGTAATTTCCGTATTGGCAGACTATATAATAGTCCTTTACGACCAGATGATAAAAATCCATCATTTGGTATATATCAGAGTAAATATAATACTTTGATGTTTAAGGATTTAGGTAGTGGACAATATGGAAACTCATTAACATTCGTTAAACTATATAACCATATTAACTCTGATGAAGAGTTAGAAAAAGAGTTATTGCGAATTGTACGAAAGATAAATCCTACAAGGGTATTAAAGCAGAATAGGAAGTACGATAAAGAACATTTAACTGATATCGGTATTGCAAGACAATCGTTTACACAAACTGATATCAATTATTGGTCTCAATATCATATTTCTTTAGATACTTTATATAAGTATCAAGTATTTAGCATAAAGTATTTTCTTTGTAATGGAACCGTCAGAGGAGTCTACAAAGAATCAAGTCCCATGTATGCATATAAAGTGTTTGATAAATTTAAGATTTATCGACCTTTAGCCTCTAAATATACTAAATGGCGTAGTAATCTGACAAATTACCATGTTCAGGGGCTTGCTGAATTACCCAAAAGAGGTGGGAATCTTCTCATAATAACAAAATCGTTAAAAGACGTTATGGTACTATATGAGATGGGATATAATGCTATTTCTGCTTCAAGCGAAACTACATTCATACCAATCGAAATATTAGACAAACTGAAAGTAAAATGGAAGAATGTCTTAATATTATACGATAGAGATAGTACAGGTATGACAAAAGCTCGCGAATACAGTAAACAGTATGGACTGAATGCATTCTTTGTACATCGTAAATTCAAATCTAAAGATATATCAGATGCAGTTAAAAATAATGGATTTGATATTGTCAAAATATGGTTAGATAAAACATTAGAATGTTATGACAGGAAGAGTTAAAAATGCGACAAGGGTCGATAAGTATGGAATTAAGTTTAGGTCTAAACTTGAATTATATACTTATGAAGCTTTTATGAATGCTGGTATACCAGTTAAATATGAGCCAAAGCATTTTACTCTTTTACCAAAGTTTGAATATTTAGGCGAAAAAATACGCCCTATTACATATTTACCTGATTTTATAGGTAAAGGATTTGTAGTAGAATGTAAGGGTATGATGACAGAATCGTTTCCATTACGTTATAAATTATTCAAACATTACCTAAAACGACATCGTAGTAAGATGAAGTGTTACTTAGTGAGAAATCACAAACAAGTAGACGAAATGATAAAAGACATTAAATGCAAATTATCATGAACACAAATTTTATAAAAGTAGGAACAACTATTACTCCTGTACCAGAAGGTATTGATTATACATTATCATTAGATAAAGCATATAAATTGTTTTGGAACGATTGGGAAAATCAAGCTTATTTAAATGAAGTAGATTTACCAGTATTTCCGGAACACTGTTATACAGGAGAAATGGATAAGTTTATAAACAAAGTGTTAAACACTTTCAATACGACTGATAAGAACACTACTGGTGTATTATTATCTGGAATGAAAGGTTCAGGTAAAACACTTACAGCTAAGCGATTAGCTCTTAAAAGTGGTGTTCCCATCATTATAGTAAATGAACAGTTTCCAGCAAACAGGCTTACAACATTCTTTTCTAAAGTACAACAAGAGGTATGTATACTTTTTGACGAAATAGATAAGAATACACGTTATTGGGATACTAAACTATTACTTTCATTCCTTGACGGAATTGAAGGTAATTGTAAGAAATTGGTAGTATTTACTTGTAACGACGTAAATTTTGCCAATGAAAATCTAATTGATCGTTGTTCTCGTATACGTTATTATAAGATATTTGAAGGATTAACAAAAGATAGAATTGAAGAGATTGTAGATGATTTACTTCAAAATAAATCTAAGAAAGATGAAATACTTAATTGTGTTGAATCTATAACAACTAAAAGTTATGATAACATTATAGCTTTAGTAACTGAAGTAAATAATAATCCTAAAGATTCTATATCAGAATTGTTTAATGATTTGAATATTGCATGGAAATAACGACGTCCTATTACGAGGATTTAACACGTATCAGTAATTCTAATATAGGTTGGTTCATTAAATATGGACCAGCCTATCTTCATAAAATGCTTACTAATCCTCCAGAAGAAGATGGTACAGCAGCTATGAAGCGTGGTACAATGATACATATGTATCTATTACAACCTGAAGAGTTTGCTGAAACGTACGAACAATTAGATATAACAGAACCTAAATCTGTTAATCAGAAAAAGTTCTGTGAATTAGTAGCCAATAGCGTTGAAATAGAGCCTGATTTAGCGCTTCTGAACGCTTATAAAGGTGCCTATAGTACAGTTGGTCAGTCAGATGATTTGATGCTCTCTAAAGCAAAGGAAATGGCCTCTACGCTTAAATCTTATATAGCTTATCTTAAAGATGAGAATCATAAGATTAAAATATCACGATATGACGTAGCAATGCTTGAAAATATACGTGATAATGTAGAAAATCATAAACTTGCTAAAGAGTTATTAAATCCATCTGAAGGAGAAACACATCATGAATTTCATATTAATTGGGAATTCGGGGGTGTAAAATGTAAATCATTACTCGACAGTATTAATTTTAACATAGAAAATAAAACATGTACAATTGTAGATTTAAAAACTACAGTACATATTGGTTGTTTTGAAGAAAGTATGAAAGAATATGATTATTTAAGACAATTATGTTTCTATTGGATGGCTGTAAGATGGTATATACTCAACGAATTGGACGAAAATCCATTGTTATGGGAATATGCATTTTATATTGTAGCTATCGATACAGTTGGAGATAATGAAATACGAGTATTTAAAATAACTGAAGAACAACTATTTACACGTTCTAATGTTATTACAAATACGTTAGATGAAATACGTTGGCACCAAGAAACTGGTAATTGGGATCATCATAAAGAATATTATGATGGTGACGGAAGTGAAACATTAGAATTATAACAATCATGGAAAATACAAAAAATAATTTAGAGCCAATAGAAAGTATAACACTTGAAACAGTTGGAGTACTTGAACAAGTAGAGCCTGATACGGAAAATCTTGAACAAGATATTGTAGAAGAATGTCTTGATGCAGAATTTCCAATCGAATTATTTAATAAAATCATGAATGTACATAAGAGACTTTGATCCAAATAATTATAATGACGATATATGGATGTCTGATTTATGTGTAAGTACAAATAAAATACTTACTTATTTGCCATTAATAGATGTTAAATTTATCGATGGTATAATAGGTAAGTATTTATTTTTATATTATGACATATCTCAGACGTCTATCAAAAAGTTCTGTTATTTTAAATATTTAACAGAACAAGAACCTAATTTAATAGGTTCGCGTATTATGTACCAAAATAGTAAACAGGTATTTGAATTAAAATTCAGTATACCACGTTATTCGTTTGTTACTTGTGAATCCAGAAAGAAGTATCTTTTTGAATTCATAACTCAAACAGAATTGATAAGTATGTTTACATTTTGGGACGGGTACGTAACGTTTCTTCCATTAAAAAAGGCGGCCACTCGTGAGAGTAGTCGCCTTAATTTTTTTATTATTGTTTCATCACTTGCTTCTCGTAATATCTACGTTTAGCTTCTGAATTTTTATATTGTTCGTATACGTTATGGAATGGGAATAATATCTTAAACCAAGCTCTTTGGTTCTTAGTCCAGCCTTTATATGCACCGGACTTAATGATATTCTTGTCTTCCTCTTCCTCAGTTTGCGTATCTATACCAAAGACGTTCAGGAACGCCTAAGATAAGGAAATATCTGGGTTTGTGAATTGGAATTGTATACTAAATTGTCCAATCGCATCGAGAAGAGAAGATGCTGCAGAGACGTTTTTAATGTTGTTAAACAAATCTGCAGGTCTATACGGAGTAAACGACTCCCACATAAATGCTGTGGAGCAATATGCAATCCACTGTAATAGATAATTATCATCGTTATCTGGATCATTTGCTGCTGCTACCATAGAAAGAACTATGGGAACAACAACTAATTTATGAAATGTCACTTCGGCAAGCAAACGTTTCAACTCCCACCTGTTGATAGGATCTACTACAGATCTTGAAGTTTCAAAAACAACACCTCTTCCAAACGCTTTAGATGCAGCTTTAGCTTTTTTAAAGAAGGATACTTTCTTATCAGGATCTTGTACATTATTTAATAGTTGATACGCATTCCACCCATCCTTTATAGGATTGAATAACATATCTACAACCATCCTAAATGAACCGTATGTATATTCCTGAGTATCCAAATCATATTTTAATTCTCCAAAACGTTCTTGAATCATTACAGGTAAGTATTGTCTGTGCATCATTATTAATGCACCCCACCATGTTGTAGATATCCAAGATTTTTGAGCTGGAGTCATAGTGCCATCAGCTTGTGCAGAAAATTTCTATGCTCTACTCATAACAGTATTTCTAACAGCATCTGCTGCTTGTTTATACTCTTTAGGTATAACAAACATTTCCGAAGAAGTAGACTTGGTGTTATGAGCCTTTTTTAATACTGCATAAAGACTTATAGCTTTGTCATATTCTTTTTTCTTTCTACGATATTCTTCTCCGCCATTAAATGTATCACGTTTGTAGTATTTGTATACCAATTGGTCTTTAGTTATAAATTCTCCGTCTACAAATCTAAATGAAAGTAGTACAGAGTCGAGTATTTGGCTTTTGATTATCCAGTCTGAAGTAGTCATCATACCATATACCCAGTTATGCATAAGTGCGTTAACATACCTGTTTCTATTAGTGTTTCTAAATTTATTAATAGACTAACCGGTAAGGTTATAATATTCATTTAGATTCTATTGTAACATATGAGACCTATTACCGATCAATCTATGGCCAAACATAGATTTTGCAAATTGCAACATTAATTCCATAGCAGCATAAGTACCATCTTTTATGCTATAACGTTTACCAATAATAGCGTTCATAAGATGGGCCTACCATGTAGACAAAAGACCTACAATGCCCACTTTTGGATTAAGACCTAAGTTCATTGCGGAAGCTTGCCTTCTAAAATTACCTATAGTTTTAGATATTATTTTAGATCCAAATGCACTCTTGTTACTCATTTCATACAAATTCGATTCTATAGCATGTTTTGCTAATTTATATGAATTTGTATCTTTGCCTATCTTTACCTTGCCTGTAGCACTCTTATATTTTCTATTGGCAATATAGTCTAAAATAGCATTACATTGCGGCTATATTTTTTCTTTTTGTTTATATTCTTGAGCTTTAAGATAATAAAGATAAGTAATGCCGACAAGATCTGCAGAAATCATAGAAGGATCTTCCAATTCGGCAGTATACGGCTGAGGTATGAAATTTAATGCAGAACCGTCCGGTTTAGTAGCTACTTTTTTATTATAATCAAAATCGTTTTCAGTCATTTTGAAATTACGAGTAAACATTTCTTTGAGTTTGGTAAATGTATGACGTCTACCAACCTAATCGTATTTATCGCCCGTAATATTAGGTAATTTATATTTACTTAAGAATGGAAGATTATAATAAATACTACATACTTCTTCATTCATCTCCAAGACAGCATCATAAAGATCTTTAAGGTCTTTATTTTTCTATATTTTTTCATACTATTCGGAATTGTCATATGAGAATTTTTCACCATTCCATTCTCCAGATTTCTTAGGAACTAATGTCTCGCCTTCAGATTCATCAAAATTTTTATTTACGAATGACGATTCTTCGTCTTGTATAATAAAATTATCTCCAGGTACTACTTCTACATATTTGTCGTAATTCAACGGTACTACTTTAGTATAATACTGGTAAGGTATAAATTTAATAAAATTACCCTCGAAATCAAATATCATATCTCCAGTAGATGCCAAGAATCTTTGCATGTTAGGTCCGCCAACCTGAGTCGAATACATATCCTCCATTTCAATATTTCCATTTTTTTCTGCATCGAGCAAGTCTTGTTTTCTTGCAGCATCCATCATTTGTAAATATTGATTTGTATATTCGGATTTTGCAAATCTGTTAAATACGTCAGCAAGTTCTTTTTTGATTTTCTTTTGCAAGGCCGCTTCTACTATTCTCTTAGAGCTTGTATATACAAGTACGTCTTTAGCATTTTTTCTGATTTGATTATTTCTCTTACTAAGTTGACGTATTTTATTTTTAATCTATTGAGGTAATATAGAGTTGTCTACTTCTCCAGTATTCTTATTTCTATACGGATTTAGTAAATCTCTGATCTGTTGTTGATTACTTTCGTATTCTTCACCATAATTTAGAGAAACTCCATACTTTTCAAGAATTTTATTTTTCTCAGCATCTATATCGGCAAATAATTGTATTCCTTCACCGTCCGCAGTAGGCTTAAATGTCACTCTACTATTTCTCGCATCCCATTCATCGAGTTTTTTCCAGTTGAAATCAGGATTCTTTATAGTACGACCTCCATCGTTTATATAACGGCCTTTTTTCATAGCAGCTTCACCACCACATTCCTCTATGATCTTACTTCTAAGTTCCATCCATAGACTCATGTCTCTTGCAGCTTTATTAGTAGAATACAATTTCTTATTAAGTTCTGTCAATTCGTCGGCTATAATACGCGGTTCTGTACCTATCGGTTTTTCATTTCCACTGGAATCATATATACTTGCGAGTTGCTTCTTTTGGGCTTGTAACTCATTGAGTCGAATAAAATCTTCATCTCTCTACTTAATAAACTGTTCTTCAGTCATTCCTTCGGGCACAGTTTCATAATCGTAATATCCTTTTTGTTCATTCCAGTACTTACGATTTATTTCACGAATAGACATTTGTATCTCAGCACGCGCTCTATAGGTTGCAGATGAAAGATTTGCGAATAGTTCATAATATTCTTTTGTAAACTTTCTCTCACAGTGTGCAGAAAGCCATTCATTTCTTTCTAAAGCCCACGCTTTTCTATTCAACTCGTTCTGAGGGGGTACTGTATTATCCGGAGCTAATGGCTCATCCTCTGTAGAATATTTGGCATTTAAGTGTTTCAAGAATTTCTTGTAATCTCTTCTAAATTTTCCGTAATTCAATTTACGTACTAAATTCCCTGTGAAATCGCCATTGTCGTCTCGTTCGTACAGATCTGTAGATTTATGACCGTGTTTAAGTTTAGCCTGAAGATTTAATAAATTATTCCCTGGGGTAAGCGCGTCACTTACTGCTTGATTCGTAGCTTTGGATATTAAATGAGTTATAGATCTAACTAATATATCAGAAGATGCGTCAGCAGACCCCATGACAGCTTTTATACCACTATCAGACGCCGTCATTACATCCCCCATTTGTTCGTCAATATAATTACTAAATTCTGTAGCATTGTGAGTACTTTCTCCGAGATTTTGAAGTGTATCCATGACATTTTTCTGATTAATATCATCAAGCATGGATATAGATTTATCTACTATATTTTTAGCTAAATCCAATCGTGATCTTAAATCTTCAAATGTTTTAAATGCTCCTGTAGCTTCTTTAATATTTTCCCCAACCCATAATTCTGCAGCAGGCAAATCCATGAATTTATCAAACTCTTTGAATATTTGCTGATACACTCCAAAAAAGTCATGCATTTCAGAAATGTACTGCTAATTATTCATATTGGACGATCCGTTTCTATAAATTTCTTCGGCTGCTGTATTTACTTTCTTTGCTTCATTTATAAGTTCTATAAATGTATCATTCAAAAAGTAAGACATTGCTGAAAGTTTGTTTATAGTTTCGCTTCTTAATGCTGCAGATTGCGCTTGTAGTCCTTGAATAATACGCTGTCTTTGTCCTTCTTCAGACACTGTTGCAGATACAGCTTTGATACGTATGTCAAGCATGTCCGCTATAGATTCTGTAATATAATCCAATCTTTTACCAGGATCTTGTTCAAGTCTCGATTGGTGCTTTTTGCGTTCCTATCCTATGGTGGTATTTCTAGTTATCCTAGATTCTAATTCCGGGTGCTTGTCGAGCATCTTGTTCAATTTATCAGATGCCTTTTTTGTTATTCTGTCACCTATAGCATTGTACGCGTCAGCGTCGTTTAATACTAACTACAGATTTCTCTTATCAATTAGCATATTCTCATGAATATCTAACGTCGGATTTGAATTTTTAAGTAAAGTATTGAAATCTTTAACGCTAAAATTACCACGCTCTATAGGATCTACCTAAGTCATATACTTAAACAGACTCTGCTCATAATCCTACAATTTGTCAAGGTTAGATTTAAATAAAGTCTTATTACACAACCATTTAACAATAGAATTTACAAAGTTTTTCAATCTCTATCTAATAGTCTTACTACCTTGTTCATCCATATGTTTAGCAGTAGCAAGCATTAGATTCTTAAATTGAGCATTAGTTAAAAATTCCGCAACAAATTCATTTATATCACGCAAACCGTATAGTCTACTATTAGGATCTAAATACTAAGTATAATGAGCTTTAAGTTTATCATACAGTGCTCTGATATTTTTCCCTATTTTACTATTAGGATTATTTAATTCCCTAACGGTCAAGGCGTGTACTAACTCGTGGAAGAACGTTCTGGATACGTAGTTATTGCTTGTATTCTTAATTGCGTTCGGATTGATAGATATGATAATTTCACCCTTTTTAGTAATGTGTGTAGTCATATCATCTTTTTGGTCCGGATCGTACACTACAGGAATGTCGTGAACAGAAAACAACTAAGATAATAAATCTAAATCTTTCGGAATATATTCACTATCAAGTAGATGTCTAACGATATCTTTACTTGATACGAATTCACCACGATCTAATTTTTCACTGTATTCACCAAAAAATTTACCCTGATCTACTTGTTCTGTCAATCTCTATAAAGATTTATCGAACAATTCTACGTTTTCTGTAGATTTACGTTTTGGTAGTTTTAAACTCTAAATTGTAGGTTCCCCGTTTTCATCTACTGCCTTAGACACGTTTGACGGTTTTTGATAAATAGGTATTGTCAAAGGTTCTCCAGTTTTAGTTTTAACTTTGCGATCTCCAACTTTAATCCAATCTTTTCCTACTTTATCTAAAGCTATAGGACCTCCAGGTGAAAGTTCCCCCCATGTAGATACATTTGCACCATCCGGTATAAGTTTTCTTAACTGATCGAATAATAAAGATCTTTCTTCTTTTGTAGAAGGATCTGGCGTAAATTTGGTTTGTGTAACAGAATCATTAATATCTTTACTTAAATGTTTTTCTGTAGATGTTTTGAAATGTACAGAGTAATTTATACCCTCTTCATCTTTTACAAGTTCAAAGTACCCTTTATTATGCTATCCTTTTAGGTATATTCTCCAACTATCGTTAGATTTACTTCTATCGTTTTTCCAGGGTTTGCGCACATATACTACATCTACTTTACTATAATCTACAGCATCCAAATTCGGACTAAACGGGTGCGTCCAATCTCCAAACTAATCTTTAAATTGCTGTAGATACGTTTTTCCTTTCGTCTAAAAGGCTTTCTACCTATTACCTGAGTAATAGTCCACAAGGTCTTTAAAAAGCCTTGAGGGAGCCCCATTTGGGGCACTCTCTAAGCTATAACCATTATTCTTGTTCCAGAGAAAGTATGCGGCATCTTCCCCAACAGCCTATACTAACTCTTCAAATTCCTACTTAACTTGAGGATTACTTAAATTTGGACAAAATGCATTCATAATCATTCTCCTTTACAATATTTCTTAACATTATCTGTTTCGTCTTTTTCGCTATTATTCATAGCGTCCTTCATCGTAATGTTATCATTAAACAAATTCTAATCAGAAGCCTAATTGTTCAATATTTCAGCAAGAGCTCTTGCCTGACTTACTCTTGTATTAGCAAATTGGTCAGTAAGTGTTTTACCTTTAGCTTTTATTCTAAGCTCATCTATTAACTCAGGATTCTGTCTTGCCCATTCTTGCCATAATGGTAGATAACCTTCAGTATAAGAGAAGTCTTCAAGACCTTCTCTTGATAGATTGAATCTTCCAGTATCTACCCACTCCTTACTGAATACTATATTAGTAGGAATAGAACCAGCTTTCAGGAACATATCTATCATTTCTAACCCTGTATATCCATTAAGAGATGCCTTATCAGTGTTTCTGTAGGCTATTTTAAATTGTTTATCAGGATTTTGCCTTGCAGTTTCATAAAGTTTCTTAATACTTTCAATAATCTGTTCAGGAGATATGCTTCTGAGACTGTTATTCTTCTTTACTCTAAGGTCTTTAGTAGGTAAAGCATAGGCATTACCTTGTAATCCCTCTCCTTGACCATAGATAGCACCAAATTGCTCTCTTGCAACTTTAGCAGCTCCAGCACCATGCCTACCTTCAGGATTACTGCCAAATACAAATATAGTATTTGCATCTGGGGTAATATTTCCAGTATAACTACTTACTGAAGTTCTATACAATTTAGAGTCTTTTGAAGGGGCTTGACCCTTTCTACTCTTCTTAATGACAGACTGATATACATCTTCAATGGTTGTGCCTCCAACATCTACACCATCTATAACAGTACCTTTCTTAAAGGTAGCTACAAGTGCAGAAAACCTCTTATCTCCTCTTGTAGAAACTTCATATCCATTACGTGAATATCTGGCCCAAGAATACTATTCTGTAGATTTACTATCTTTATTCTTGACTTCTTGCATGGTCTACTATACTTGTTTTTCTATATCACTTTCTTCTTTCTATACTTTCTTCTTTACACTATTAGCTATATTAGATAAATCTTCTAAGTAACCATTGACCATATCTTCTGGTACATTCATATCATCTGCCACAGAAGAATTATCGTTGGTAGATTCTTTAGTATTGTATAAAGTGTGATTGATACTACCACGTCTTGCTTGTATTATCAACACTTCACTTGCAGAATTTTCACCAACAACGTTTATGTTAATCATCTCTGACAAACCTGTAAGTCTGCTATACAAAGCATCTATAAATGCACCAAAACGAATCATATTGGCTTTCTTATTGAACCGGTCGTATAATTCAGTACCCTCTTTGGCAGATTCAAACATTTTTTTAGTTTGCGCAAGCTGTCGTTCAATTTCAATACGTTGTTGTGTAGGAGTATCTGAATTAGACATCAGCATATCTCGTACCCTATTGCTCTCTATTTCGATAGCTTGCCGAATAGTATCTTTAGGCATCTTCTGATTCAGAATATCCGGACCTACTGTAATTAAAATGTTGATATTATCAAGCATATTGTCAGTAGGTGCTTCAGAACTCTGTAGAATGCCGTTTATTTGCTCTACAATCGCATCAATATCCTTGGAGGTATAATTATCCGTCTTATAAGATTTAAGCGCTTCTACGTCGTTATTTCCAATATTTATGACAAAGTCTGAATCGTTTATGGCCGCATCAATCGCCTATTCTTCAGTTTCAAACGTCTCTATATTATCTACAAACTGCTCGTCATCTGATAGGTGTGCATCATCTTTTTGAGATATTCCTTCATGCTCAAGAGGGTAGTATACTAAACGGTAGTACTTTAATTTACCATCTTTTGTAACAAATTGTTTATATGCAGAATGTTGTTTTAATTTAGACTATACCAGTTCTACAAATCTGGGTGTATCTACATTAACCAACTGAGATATTTGAGTTTCCGTAAGTGTGCTATTTTCAGGTGTGGCATTTTGTTCAAATATAGATTCGCCTTCCGAAGAATCGAACAGTTCGTGATATGTCACCTTATCAGTTTTCACACCTAACTTTGGTATTATTTGATAGACGTTCTTCATTATAGGCCCATTACCGTCTCCATTATCAGCTCTTACATCACCAATTCTTTCATACAAATAATAACTCTTTGTAGAAGGATTGTACATTTTGATGAATTGTGCGTCATTAGAATAATCTGACGGTATAGAAATTACATATGGAGCAGCCTATGTTCCAAGTAATAATTGTTCAGAATTGAGACTTTCAGCACCTTGTCTGTTTAATACCTATTTACCACTTAAATCTACAGTCATAATATTGTTCACAAAACGACGTACATTGTATCTTGGTACAACATTGTCATCATACCAGAAGTTACGAGCAATCATTTTTGTAATTTCGTGTACGTTGTACAAATCATTCAACTGATTGTGTAAAGTCCCGTCGTACACAGATAGTATAGACGCCATGTACTCATATTCATTCTGTGTCCAATATTGTTTTAGTACGTTACGTAAAGCATTGTCATATCTAAATCTGTAACGTAGTGGAGTTAAATCAAAGAATGTATTTACACCATTATTATTATATGAGCTGTAATAAGAATATAGTACTATATCCTTAGCTAATTCCCTAATACGCTCAGCTAATTCTTGCATTTTGGGATTATCAGACGTTGTAGACATATTTAACAGTTCGTCGTATGCAGAATACAATTCATCTTTGAATTGAGCATCTACGTCCATTTGTGAAGATGATAGTACAATTCTATCAATTTCTCCTTCCTGATTTACAATAGGGTTCAAATAGTCTAAGAATTTATTAGCTATAGATCCGTCAGGATTGCATAATTTCTGGAATATATCCACATCACTAAACTAAGCGTAATAGCTAGATAAGTATGTCTTAATGTTGGCAATTCTTAATGGTACAGAGCGTGTTTCATTTACAGGATCTGTGATAAATAAACTACGTATTTTAGCTTTTCTTTCTATGGCATTATCCGATATGTTTAAATCAAATGCTGCCTAGTCGTCTACAGGATGTGTACTATTGTAATATACCATCGCCCTATGACGCATAATAACATCTATAGCACTACCGATAGCTTTTACAATCTTCTCATCCATTACGGGTTTATATCCAGTCCAGTAGTCTACCTATTCGTAACCATCACGCTCTACGATTCTTTCCCAAGTATTACTTCCAAATAAATCAGCCATTACACTATTGAATACGTTTGTATAAAATGTAGTAGCCGTAAATGTTTGGTTAGAAAGTATCATCTTCAGCATCTTGGTTGCGTACTTTAACTTTTTATCCAAGAATGTATCTTGGAAGAAATGGCGCATAGAATATGTAGCATCTGTATCATCACTATTAGGCAGGTAGAATTTCTTACTGTTTGCAGGGTCATAAATAAAGTTAAAATACCCGTTAAGGAAGTTTAATTGACTTATGATATTGTTACCAAACTTATTAGTATCAATACGAGACCATGTTACAAGTTTCGATAATATTCTATTTCCGTTATCAAATATACTATAACTGTGAGCAACAATATATTGATGCAATACGTGATACATAGTAGACTTTGAATCACCTTCGATATAATGTAGATTCTTCTTAGCCAATTCAACATCGAATATATTAGCTTCTTCAAATTCTCCACTAAGTATTAAGTTGTCCAGTTGTCTAACACCCTTATTACGTTCTCCCGCTTTGCTGGAAGCCAAACTTGAGAATATCTATACGAGATTCAATATCTTACCTTGTTCCTCTTTGGAGAGATTTCCGGAATCCAAATATTTTTTCGCTTCATCTAAGAACCATTGAGCATATGTTATCTTAAGATTGCTCATAATCTTATTTGCTGTGAGCGCTTGTATTTTACTAGGATCCCTATCTACACCATATGAACCTTTAGAGGATATTATCTTCGAAGCATATATTTTTAATATGGGTTGTGCAATATATGTAAATGTACTGATACCCATACCACTTCTAAGTAAATAGTTTACCATCGTGGCAGTCACTTCGTTCACATTGAGAATCAAAATGTATGGATCTTTGGCTACGTCCACGTGAGCATTTACCATTGCTGACAACCAGTCGGTCACACGCTGTAAGTCTATACCATTAATACAATCTATTGATTTTAATCCGAAGAATTGTTCATATTCATTAAAGTTTGTCTTTAAATGTGTAGCTTGAGTTAACGAATGATGAGTTACATTCAATGCAAACAACGCCAAATTCTTCTTACCTGTACTATACTCCTTTTTACGCTTAGATTGGAATGATGGTAGTAATTCGTAACCAGATATAGGATATTGCATCAATGGAGTATCCAACAACGGTACTATTTCTTTCTTAAGTTTTGATGTTAACGTATCGATAGATGCTCGTGATACAGCCGTATTCTTTACATCTGTAATAATATCTATATAATCATCCAATAGCCTATTCTTTAAAGCTCCAGATGATTGCTTTACATAAGAATCCAAATCAGATTCGTTTATTTCATCATTTACGCTGTCCCTTACTACTTTCTTTTGAGATTTATCGTAATGATAAGAATATGTGGCAAGATAAAGTTTATCAACCATTGTGTTAACTGCACGTCACCATGCAGATCAGACTATATCTTCATATTACATTCTGTTACCGTCTGTAATATGCTCCCCGTTTCCACTTTCGTGTACTCTACTCGTTTCTTCATATGTGTATTTCTCACATATTATACTTTCGATAGTCGTTGAACCTTACTCTTTTCGAGTCTTGGCTGCTGATTGTCTCAATGAGAGTTCCCAGCAATTAAAGGAGTTTTATTTTGACATTGCTTTTTTGTTCGCTAATCAAAATCGCTACCGGTTTGGGCAGTGAATTCTCTTGGTACTATAATCAAGTCTCCAGATGTTTCAGGTAATACGTCAGCTACAACAAATCCGAACGTAGAAGACATACCCTGAGTAGGAATACGATAACCAACACCAAATGGTTTTGCATTGGGGCCGATAATGTTATTGTCCATCAGCCATTTGCGCATCGTATTATAATCCTTTTTATATTCTTCAGGTACAATAGCTCTAAAGAAATTCATACTTAGGAAAACTTCCATTGTACCGTTTTCTTTATACCACTTGAGCTCTTTACCATTATTGAGAGCAGGGAATTGACCAATGTCTGTAGCTACGGTCTTATTAGAACCTACAAATCCGAATACTGATTGCTGTACAGCTGCACCGCCGTTAGTATTAATATCTACAATCTCACTCTTGATTAAAGATGCTACAGATTGTTCAAACAGTTGCCTTGAAGACAATGACGCTATTGTCATTCCATTTGCAAGAAGGTCTTCGTATATAGAACTCAAACCATTGCTTCTACATACAGATAACAAGAAGTTGCGTATTTCAGATTCGTTGGGAATATTATATTTACCAGTGCTGTCTTTACGGAACAAGCGCCTAAATATATGTTGTCTACCTTTAACTGTGAGCCCATTAATACAGTTCATTATATCATTGACGATTTGTTCACCAGTCCTCTGAGATTCTCCGTATTTGTAATCAAAGTGTACATTAGAGAAACATATTTTAGCCATCTGAGAACCTATCTTACGTTCAGTATCTTCGTGAGCATCTGTATTTAACTGTAAACGAAGATCATTCATACTTTGAACACGCACATCAAGACCGTCATTAGATTTAGAATGTATCTCTCCGGTTTCATAATCGATGTTGTTGTTAGAATCGTTGTTTATGGAATCATCTATAGTACCTAATTGAGTAGTACCATCCTCATATGGAGAATACATACCTGCATTACATCCAACTTTTACAGCACTATTGAAGCCAATCATATCTATTTCATTTCCCGGTTTGTTCATTCTTTCATACAACTGTTGACCAACTGTACTACCACAGGCGTATTTAAACATTGGGAACATTGCCATCTTATCGTATACGGGGATCACCAGTTTGTTAGACCCAGCTCGCATTATAGTATTATTTGAGAAGAACGACATCTTCAAAGGTTTCAATTGTAATTTACGTACAATTGCATACTTTTTAGGGTCACTCATCCAAGAAGCATCTTTCTCAATAATGTTATATGCTATTTCATCACTGTATCCAGTAGCGTCTGGTTTAAATGTCCATTCACCAACAGCGATTCTTAATCTACGGTACATCGCAGGTCTCAATATAACTTCCGCATCAGCTACAGTTATATCATCGTACGGGGCTGTTTGATCTTTAGCAGATTTATTTATTCGTTGTTGAACATCTTTGCTAAATGTATTAAATACTTCTGTAGTATAATCATCGTCTTTGTAAATTCTTTCGACTTCCTCTGGAGTAAGCGTACCGGTACTTTCCAATTCATCTACGATTAACTATTTCTTAAATAGTCTCTCCATGTCATTTATGTACAAGGATTTAGCTTGTATATCTTGTACATTCATAAATGTATAATACGGAGATACACAATCTTTCAGTGCAGGATTTTTACGTATATCATCAGCAGACCATTCTGTCTTAAGATTGGTACCAGGAGATAGTGCACCACCGAGACGTTTTGTTTTGTCTACGTCCTTTGATTTTAGCGTGGACACTTTTACAGAGACTTTCTGATTATCACTAGTTACATATTCGAACGAAGTATCTTTAACCTATTTTTGTGGTAATTCTGACTCTTTATAATTCAACCATTTGTAGAATGCAGAGTCTCCCGTGTATACTTTTTCAAACTCTTGTATAGATATCGCCTACATAATAACATGGTTGGCAATAATACTATATATTGCAGAATCTAATTGCGACTGCATCGTCTTCAATTGAGAGTTTGTAGATGTTGCATCTTTAACAAAGTCGGTTATATATTTATTAGGTATAAATTTATTGATTAACCTACCGTTTGCATCTCTACCTATGATGCTAATATCGTCAGATGTAACAAGAGTATCTATTTCAGAATTGATCATATCTATAAGTATAGAGTTTGTCAATCTGTTCATGGATTCATAATTATTTTCTGTCAAATATGAATCGTAAGTACTCAATACGGATCTGATTAAAGAGAATCCGTCAGTTTTAGGCTAACCTGTAAGTTCTACACTAGTTGCGTTTTCGGCATGTTCTATTCTCCATAAAAACTCTAAGAATTGGTTCATGTTAAGTTTAGATAGTTTCTATATGTCTTCATCTGACATCTTGTGTTCTAAAATATTATTTATCTTAGCCATAGATTCTAATATGAACTAAGGATCAGATTTATAAAAATATCTAAACATTCCGCCATTTCCACCAAAATCGTAATATTGTACGTCAGAATCTTTATAATTCTTTATCTTACTGTGGAAATTTATAATTCTTTGTTTTGGATTCTGTAATAACCATTTTATGTTATCTTCACTATAGTAATCTAATAATGAATCAATTTCGTCCTTAAAGTACCCGTTAAATATATTTAAAGTTCCTTGAGACAATTGAGGTGCTATATCGACAGTTTCTAATATAGGATTTCCGCTTTCGTCAGTTCCTTCTACATCTTGTACACGATATAAAATTTCCGTGGGAATTCTACGAGCTAACGCTGCAGATTTTAAAGAGTAATATGTCTTTTTATCTGCCATGGTAGGCTCGATTAACTGTTTGTCAAGAGTTAATACTAATTTTGATATGTAATCCTCAAGAGGTGTTATTTGGAAATAGTCATTACCGGCAGTTACAGTATTATCTTTAACACCAATAAAAGTCTGCAAATGGAACTTATCTTCTTCCTGAGCATTGAATTGTAGATTTTCGATAGCTGCCTATACCAACAGACTATGTCTTGTCTGAGAAGCAGAAGACATTTCGTCAAGTATTCCGTCAGTATTGTATTCTAACCTTCTGGTGACATCTGACATAGTGTTATTTTGATTGAACGGGTACAACATTGATCCGTTAGGACCAGTTACTCCAAATTCAGATGCTGCAGGATGAGTGACAGAATATGCTTGAGCAAGCCTACTAATTACATTCTTGCCTCCCTTCTTACCAGTTTGACCAGTATACAATGTATCAATACTCTTATTTTTAGTGGATAACTTGTTCAGGTTTGCCATTTGCGCAATAAGCTTTCTAAAATAAGCCATTCCAGAATTAGTTTCACTCGAAATCATATCTTTGAGTATCGCAGTTACAGCCTCTTCGTACGGTTTATTTATAACATTGTCGTCATATCTGCACAGATCGATATAATTATCCAAAGCCAATTCGTCAAAAGGTATACCCATATAATTAAGTATATCTATTGCTGCCATCTTCAACTTTTGTAAATTCTAATAATTCCCTTTAGACTATTTAACAGCCGTTGCAAAGTTATCAAACAATGTTCCTAAACCAGACATCCATGTTGAACTAATATGAGATCCTCCTTCTATTATTCCAGAAGACGACATCAAATTCTAAGACCATTTTTTAGGCAGACGTTTCTTTGACCTTAACGATTCACTGTTTTTAATACTCCACACTTTGTCAGCATCTCTAACTTTAGAACGAGTGTTGAATTCTTCAGAATCCAAACTCATTTCAACTTCTTCGTCTTGATTTCTGGAAACTCGTTTATTATTTATTTCCAAGGTATTCATTTGATTTTTAAAACCAACAAGAGTGTTGAAGATGTGAGTTTTAATTTGCGGAGTGTTTACATCATTATTTGCAGGATCGATTAACTGTTGCATTTTTACCCACAATGAGTAATAAAATTTATCAGTATTACTCAATCTGCGAACGTTATATATAATAGAATGCTCGTCATAATCGTTAGTCTAATCATTCCACCTATCAAAGCTGTCGCACTTCCAGAGATCGTCCATTATCTTATTCCATACTTGAGAGAACGGTACGAATAATGGTGCTCCGATTATATCGTCAGTTTTTACAGTGTATATTTTGTTGCCATCATCTAATGTAACCTGGTAGTCGTATATACTACTAAAGAATAACTTGGCTTGAAGACTTACATTTGCTTTCTTACTTACTTCAAGATGGTCGATATCCCATATGTTATCTGCAACATCTCCAGAGTCTTTACCATTCTTGTTATGCTGATCAAGTTTTTTCTTCTTTATAACAGCTTTTAGATTGAAAGATCTAAATATATCATCCACTGTCTTTTTGAAAGCCTCTTTGTTGTCCAAAATATCTTGTAAGATATCTTCATTATCAGACATTCCGCTATCTACTAACGTTTGTATTTCATCAAACACCTCGTTGAAAGTAGAAGAATTTACATTGCGTACAGATTGTATATCCTAAATCTGCATCTTGCTAATTATAGAGTTTGTAAGAGATTTAGCTACTGCGTAATAAGTTTGATAATCTTGTATACTCTTAAACTTCCCTATTTGTTTTTGCGAGACTCCCGGTATTTCAAACGCTTTACCTTCTGGGTATTCATTCTTAAATTCGTTAGCTGACAGCGGATCGATTTTGGCACCTTTGTATTTACCATTTCTAATATCGTTATACAATTTACGTATTTCACGCTTGTGAGTAAGAAATGTTTGTACAAAAGTAAGTATGTTCCTGAAGAATTTTATGAGTTTTGGAGATCTTTCGTTTCTGTCATACTTTAGCATGTATGCTTTGAAATCTTCTGCCAATTCCTCTTCTACGGAAGAATCATCCAAGTGCGCCTAATCTTTATGAGACTTCCTCCAGGCATCGTATATTTTCTGTCTGGTAAATCGGTTGTGTAATAATAAGTTTACATAGTGAAAAGCTTCGTGGTATTCATTGCCCAATCCACTCTGTTTACTCAAAAATATAGTACCTTGTATTTCTCCAGTAATAGCATTTGCAGAAATATCAGTAAGTCCGTAAGCAATTTTATCAGATGCTGCCCTGTGAATAGCATTTACAATGATCATCTGATCTTCATCAAGACCTAATGTATCACGCAACCATTGTTTAGATTTCTTTGTATCGATTGTACCTTCTCCTCTTTCTGTAGAATATACTCCAAATACTCCAGATACTAATCCTTGTTGTCGACCATTGTAAAAATTTAGATTTAATACAGTTTTTCCGTTAACTTCTGTATGAACAATAATTACTCCAAACTGTAAAAAATTCTCCCAATTGTTATTGTTGTCGATCAAATTAGATACTACTTCACATTCATCCTCAGATTTATGTAAAACGTCTTTGATGTACGCTTTCACCTTCTAACGTATCTATTCCTTAGCGTCTGCCACTTTGTCCGTAGTAGTTCGATTTAAATCTATTTCAATTCCTACGATATCTTTAAGAACTCTACCGTTTTTCTTATTAGATTCTTTTTGATCGTACTGTGCTCTTACGCGTTCTGCTTCTTCTGGAGCAAGAATTGTATGTAACCCAGCATCATTCATCTCTTTTCTTGTAGGATGCCAATCTTTCGATACTCTGGATACACCTTGCTGAGTAGATTCTTGTTTTACAGATTTCTTTTCAGGTACTGCCTGTTTCTTCTCCTGTTCGACTATCTTCGTAGATGGTGTAGCTTGTTTCACACCTGAAGGATACACAAACGGAGCTTTAAACATGTCATTTTTATTGGTACCAGCATTAGTATTTACTTTTCCTGTTTTAATCAACCATGCCAATACCATAGGACTATTTACAGATCCGTCAGCATTAAAGAAATCGGAATGTCTGAATGTAAGATCACTGTTGCCAAACAGACTCACTTCGTCTATTACCTTACCGTCAGAATCAACTTTTCTCTTTCCAGTTTGATCGTAGAACAAAGTTTTAAGGTAGCTAATCAAGAATCCAGGTCGATCTGAGAACTTTGAAGTCATCGCAGCGTTGCCTTCATAGTCGTGTATATTTGTATTCCAATGCAAATTACGTTTCATCATTTGCATTACGAATTTTCTAACTTTAGCAGAGTCTGCGGGTTTTTCTTTGCTAAATAACGAATTCTTAGGTATACGATATTGATGCATATTTATATCGTAAAAGACGTCCATTTCTGTGAACTCGTCTCTCAAATCGTCTGGCATAATATCTGTTGCAGATCCTATTATAAAATACTTTTCTGATACAAGAAGTTGTTTGTCCTGAAGATATGGTTGTCTCAATCTGGTAAGATCGAGTCTATCCATATGCCTCGTGCTACCTGTAGGCATAGATGTCCAACTTCCTTGATTTACAATCAAATTAAGTAATTCCTCTGCTGCAGATTGTGATAATCCATAACTTGTAGAAATAGCATCTTGTATACCATTTACATAGCACATTAAACGTAATATCACTTCTGTAATATCGGCCTACTATCCATCTTGCAACTTACCGTCTTTTGCAAAATGTTCGTCTGTATTTCTGATAAGTTCCTCTATATTTTCAGTTGTAGGTATAGGTTCATCTTCACTTCTGAATTTTTGCTCATGCAACATTAATACAGTTTGATTACCACCAGCTCTTGCATTTACACCAGGTTTACTTTCCTCGGGTATTACTATATATAATTTACCAGACAATCCTTTTCCCACAATATTAGTACCTCCTGTAATAGGAACTATAGCGTAGGGATCTCCAGAAAAGAATCCTATAATACCTTTACCAACACCTATTGAAACCTTACCATCCTCAAGCTATTCGCTCATTTCATGAATGTCTGAAGATAATCCAAATCCGGCGTCTTCTCCAGATATAGATCTGTAAACAGACCTTCCTTCAGATCTAATTCCATTAAAACTTCCGTTAGAACTTGTTACTTTTTGAGGATGTACATCAGTTCTAATTTCTTGAGGTACTATTATTTTTTTACCGTCAGAAGATTTAGTAGTGTAAGCATTAATTATTTCGTTTCGGACTTGCCTCAATCTATCGATATAATCTCTGGCTTGTTTTTGAGTTACAAGTTTTACATTAGGATTAACTTTAGACAATTGTCGAGCTTGTGCTTCAGAAGTAGCAACAATTCTTGCGTATTCGTTTCTCGCCCATTCAGATCCTCTTGCTTTTCCATCAGGGCCGGTCAATTTAGATAGATATTGCACTATATCATTAGTATCCAAATACGAAGTACCTGATAATATAGCATCCACATCTATATTTAATCCATATCCTGCAAGACTTGAACATATTATTCTAATCTTCTATTCTCTATAATACTCTTCATTTACACCACGAAGCATTATTTTTTGTATTAACGTGCTATCGTTTGATTCGGAATATCTACCCAAAGAGTCTTTATATTGTGAGAATAATTGTGGAAGGGTGACGTTATAAACAACAGAGCTATCATCAGGATCTTTTATTATCATAGCTATTGTAAGCGAATCTTTACCTTTTTGTGTATTATCTACGTCAAAATTATTATTATTCGTTACAATATAATAGAAACTATTAGTGTTTACTATCTTTTCAAACCACCCTGGGGTAGCTAATTTTAATCCTAATTCTCTACCAGTACCCATTCTAACATCTTTCCCAAATGATAGTTCTTTACCTTTGACTTTGAACACCATAGGTATATCGCTATCTGGACGGTAGTTGAACGACAATGGCAGTTCTCCACTATTGTAAGCTGCTCCGTTATATATAGGGTCAGATATTGCACCTTGAGCTAAATAACCGTCTACTTCAGCTTGCACATCATCGAATTCTATATTTTGAATTTGCGTGTATTCTTGGTCAATAGCATCATCCATATTTGCATCTACTACTCCAACACTCGTGTCTTCTAAAGATCCTGTAGTATCTGTGTCTACAGAAAGTTCTTCTGCAGAATTATTCAAATCTTCAGTTGGATCAGAATCGTCTTCGTAACTATACGAGTCTTCTGGTTGCAATGTTTCTCCAGCATCATTTGTATCTGGGGCAGGCATTTCTTCAGGGTTCGCCAACGGCGTTTCTGGAGCTTGTTGAGGAGTAGCTGCATTTTGAGGAGTCGGTTGTTCTGTACCTATTTCGTCTTCAACAGTAGACTACTGAGGAGCTAATTCAGAACTTTCTTCCTCTGGTACGAGATCGCCACTCTATTCTCCTTCTTCAAGTTGAGTAGGTGACTATTCTTCTGAAAATTCTCTTCCTCCAGTAAGTTTCAACAATATCTATTCTGGAGTATCTTCTTTACTGACTCCAGCTTTCTTGAATACGTCTGAAGTATTTTCCTCTGATGAGGGTTTGGCAGTAGGATCGGTTAAACCCATTTCCTCCTCTAAACGATTTATATCATTAGATAGAGATTTATTTTCTTTAGGTTGTGGAGTAGTAGACTGTGTAGGCTGTGTGACACCTTCTTCTTCATCGATAGCATCATTGATTGCCTTATCTACCTTCTGTTGAGCTTTCTTATCTCCATCTTCAGCATTATCGATATCGTCTTGTGTTACTGGAGATTCTTGATCATGTACGTTCTATTCGGCAGCATTCTTCATGTTGCGGATATCCATTTGATATCGCTGGACGACACGTGCGGATTTAGTAAGTATATCAGCTTTATTTTTAATGTACTCTTGTAGTACCTAATCCTATACTTTTGAATTTGTATCGGTGGCTTCCAAATCTTCTGCAAGTTGTTTATCTAATTTTTCTTCTTGCTCTTTCAGATCATTCAATTCATCTTGATATTGCTTTTGCCTTTTGTTAAACTCTTCTTTTCCGCCTTCAAAAGTATTTTGTTGTGCCTCTGTTAAATCACCCCAATTTATCTTTCTGACTAACTATAAAGCGTTTTTAGGAGACACCGATCCATTATACATTGCCTATTGTCGAGTACCGTACAGCTACGTAATGGCTGAATTCATCCCTAAAATAGAAATAGCGTTGTTTAATGCGTTATCGTTTTGGAATACATTATTGTCTGCTAAAAATTGTCTCGCCAAACTTCTACGCTTAGACTTAGATTTATTATCTTTTCCAGATACTTCCCCAGAATAGAATACTCCACCGATACTATCCAGTAGAGAATCCAATTGTTTATTCAGTCTGGTTGTAGAATCATTAACGTATTTATGTATACCAAATAACCCAACTTCGTTGAGTCCTCCGAATCTGTCATGTAATTTCTTAACTAAAGACCGACGATTGAATACCTATTGACTAAGTCTTGCGAGTTGCTGTTGCTGAGCTTGTAAGAACATTGTTTTTACAATAGCATCACGTACTTTATCAAACGAATCTGGGTCTTTTATATTTTCTAACGCCTTGTTGTAAATTTCCGCCTATTTTGTATATTTATTTAATTTATATGTATCGGCGTTTTCTTTTTTAAGCTCTTCCTATTGCTTTTTACTAACCTCGTCTAATTTTTGTTGTAAAAGTTCTCTACGTTTAGTATTAGACTTAATTATTTTTTGAACTAAATCGTTATATTTGGATTCTATAGTATGTAAATGAGCTTTTACTTCTGGATGTTTATCAAGCTCTTCTGGAGAATTTACAATCCGTAACATCTCTGATAAAGACCCATCTATCTGATTTGTAAGCTATTTATTCTTAGATAAAACATCTTCATACTCGATAGCAGATTGTGTTGCTAACTTTACAAAATCTCTATGTTCGTCACTATTTAAACTTATTCCAAGATCCGCTAATGTATTGTCGTTCTTGTTAGTAATTTTATCTTGTATTCGATATACATGATCTGCTAATTTTTTAGCTTCGTCTATATCTTCTTTAGTAGCAATTCCTTCATCTCCAAGACGCAATACCATATCTAAAGCTTGTTTCGTTTGATCCAAATTAGCTCCTTTATTGTATGACATGAATAATGCATCTGTTTGTAAATCGCGTTGCTCTTTATTGTAATTCTCTCCGATATATCTAAGTAGGAACTTATCGTTTTGGAATTGCCTAAGAGCGGATCTTTCTGGAGCGTTTTTACTGAATATATTCTAAATAGTAGCACCTGCCATTGGGAAGAACATTCCAGTTACTGCTCCAGACGTCATAGCCTGTTGTAATTCATCATCTCCGTTTAAGGGATCTCCAAAGTTTAATCCGAAATACGATAGCGCCGCATCAAATGCTAAACGACCGTCGTCTATTAAAGATCTAATGTCAATCAATGGAGAAAATCTAGAACTCATTTCATTATCGTAAGTTCCATTCTCGTAATTGTATTGAATATACTGCTGCTGACCCTCTTCTAATCCTTCAGATAATGCTACGGCACCCACAGCTTTAGCTCTATTGGCAGTATTGGTAATTAGATTTCTTACAGCTACACGGTTACCTAAATCTTTAAATGTCTTTTTTACGAGACCGTCTATTCTATTGTCTATCCATCCACGAGCTGCATTGTACCCTGCAGTCTTGGCTAAAGTTTGTTCTGCCAAATTTGAGTAAACCTATTCAGCTTCTCTTCCAAACGTTCCCGTAAGTCTATTAGGAGGCAACATTTTACTCGTACCTATCGCATACTTTGATAATGCAGATCCTATTCTAGGAGCAAACGGTATTTGTTGTAAAAAGTCTGCAGCACCTAATGCGTTATTCCTTTGTATTAATCCGCTAAGACCTTTATGGCCGTCCTTCAATATCTTATCTACGTTCGGATTTAAAGTACGCACATTGAATATCATCGCTGCCTGCAACAGTTCGTCGTCTGTCATGCTATTTGCGTCAATGCCGTGCTCAGATGTCAATTTCTGTTTGAGATCGTCACGTAAAACATTAAAATTAATACCACGATCCTACATGGTATTCATAGCGCGGCCGACTATTGCGTTTATCGCCTCTTGTGCAGTTTCTGATTCTCTACCTTGAATTGTAAAGTTCAATCCCGCAAGACCTCCACCAAGTCTAATAAGACCTTGTCCGATCAATGAAGCTAGCCCAGCTTTACCAGTAGGACTTATTAATTTACCAACACCTCTTGCTAATAGATCTGCACCCCATTGTGCACTCAAAGAACCAACAAAAGCCTTCAAGTCGGAATACGATGTACCCATTTCAGGGGAGGTCATTACAATCTTATCTATTAAATTAAACCTATCGTCAGCATTTTCAGACCAGTTGTTCTACTGCATTTCTCTGAATTCAGGGTCTATACTTTGAGGCTTGAATAACCATGTACCTTCTTTAAGTTCTTTTTGCTTTTTACGATAATTAGCTTCGTTGTCGTCCAGGTCTCTCTAATAATCCTATTTAAGATTATCTAATTCGCTATACAATTTCTACCTACTAACACTGTTGGTCAAATCGTATTTCCGCATTTTGTATTCTTCTTCCGGAGACAATCTATTTTCAGCTATTGCAGTACGTATATCTTCATCATGAGCACTTCCAGCATTGGCTGCAGAATAAAATACCGGCTTGAATAATGCATACGCTGCCTTACCTATCATATCTGGAATTGCAGCAATCGCATCCCATGCTAATTTAGCACCCTGTTTAAAACCAGAATGATATGACGTATCATTAGGATTGACTTTAGATTCTTCTGCAAGATTGTATAATGTTTTATTCATATCTGAACTTACAGCATTGTTCCAAGTTTTAAGATGTTCAAACGTAGACATGCTTTCAGGGTATGTATCATAAAACACTCTCTACAAATCTTTGTCAGTTCTCATTAAATCTTGTACTTCTTTCGTTCTTTGATGAAAGTCAGGATGTGATTGTTCAAACAAATCTAAATTATACTGAGCCTGTTGTATACGTGCAGGATCGTTAGAAGCTCTTGCCGATATTAATTCACGGGTTAGCTGATCGTATTGTGGGTATAAATCAATAAGATAAGATTGTATAAAATTTACATTATTTATTTTATCTTGTGTAGTAGCAGCATTTCCTGCATATTTATCTCTTTCTCCAGTTTTTTGTTTCTCTAAGAATAGTTGAAACAAATCATCTAAATGTGAAAGCCTGTAACTCGCTCCGGCAGCTGCCTCTGCAACAAACTAATTTAAACCATCTAAAAATCCAGAATCTTCATCATTCTACTCATCGTTGTCAGAATATTTAGTAGGGTCGTACATATACTACGACCCTGACGTGTCAACGTTATAGATATCTTCATCTTCTGGTATTGGTGCAGGGTAATATTCACGTTGTTCTACGAGATTCCTTAAGTTATTCTATCTTAGACTCTCGCCTATGTTCCCATATCTTTCTCGATATTGTGGATCATAGATATTTGTTTTTCTTCTTGGCATTTTTATTTATTATTGATTTGAATAATCTAACGCTGCCCCTTGTCTGTTTGGAGCTAAATTATAAGCATTACTTGTTCCAAAATAAGTTTTATCCATTTGAGCGTCTTCCCAAGCACGCAGAGCACTTTCGGTAGAAGTAGTAGTTGTTGGAATACGAACCATGAAAACATCTTTCTCTTTACCGTTTGCTTCCTAAACTCCAATTTTTTGACGAACCAGTCCCATTCTATTTCTTACTTTATCGGTAGTCATATTCACAGATTTAGCAAAATCTTGAATATAACTTTCAGGAATATATACATCATAATAGAAATCTATATTCGCACCTTGCCCCGAACGTCTTGGAGTTATTCCGGCTCCGATCTAATTGTCTATTACATATCCTGTAACTTTATTTCTACGTAAGTAATCGTTAAATTGTTTACTAATCGAATGTTTGGTTAATCCTGCACCACTTACCTTAGCGACTCTCGCTCTACGTAAATTATTAGCGCCTCCAAATGTAATATATCTATATTTTTCTCCAGAATTAGTCATACCAGGCAGAGATTTTGTATTCTGACCAGCAATAAAATCGTAAGACTTATCTCTAGATACTCCGTCGACGATGGCAGTCACATTATTATTCATATAAGCGTTTTCTATAGAATCATAAGCAGAACCATACTTATTTTTTCTAAATCTGGCGTCGTAAGCATTCAATATCTTATATCCAGCTTCAGTAGGAATAATATGTCCCATATTATCTCTAGTTCTCCATGCAGTACCGTTATCGTAGTTCTTTATAGCCTCACTATACCAGTTAGCCATTCTTTGAGCTCTATTACGTTGAGATTTAGACAATTTGTTATTGTTAGCTATACTTTGGTTACGTCTTTGATTTTCAACAAGTACGTTTCTCAGTCTATTATAATCTTTTTCTCCGCGGTTCTTATTAATACTGTCTCTCAAAGTATCTGTCCAACTTGCAGGATAATTTGGAATATTGGGTTGTTCGGCTTGTTTTTCTCTCATTCTATTTCTATGACGTATACCTTCAAGAGCCACCTGCTGTTTAAATTGATAATCGGCCATAGCGTACGGATTCTCTTTACGATCATTCAATAAGTAATCATGATTAATATCTACTATGTCGTTTACAAGCATGTCGTAAGCTCGCTTGTTTATCGATTCCAACGATTCTCCCGGAACAGCTGTGGCCTAAGCCCTTTGTAATGCTCTATTGTAGTAATATCTACCATAATCATTACCAAGAAACGCCTAAATCTGATCGTTTACAGCTGTACGCATATCATTTTCATCATACCCGTAATAATCGTAACCGTTTTTAGAATATTTATATTTTGCTTGGCGATTTTTAAACCACGGATCTGTAATAGTCCTCAACCCTTTAAATTCAGTAGGAGATGTCCTACTCCACATTCCAGATTGAGTAGTATCGTAATCGTTGAATGATGTACCGTTGAGTAAAAAGTTTTCAAATTCAGGGTCATATAAACCTTTAGATTGTAATTCACCTCTATTCTTAAGATATTCTTGCCCTGCAGCAGCTGACTGTCTTAATTGACTAAGTGTATCTCTTGGGATGCGTCTACGTATAGATGCCAATAACGCCCTACCTTCTTGTGATCTTAGAGGATCAATTCCGGCAGCCTACATCTAATCATAAGCTTGTACAATAGGATCCATTGTCAATCTATCCCATGTTTCAACATCTTTCCTAAACGGACTGATAAAGTCGCCATACTTAGATACAAACTCTTCCTGTTCTTTAATGCCTCTCTCATACTCATTTTTAACTGCAGTAAGATAAGCATTCATCATACCCGTGTCGTATAAATCCATAATCGGGTATTCAACCGCTACGTCTCTTCCGTATATCATGACTGTATCCTCCCACCTAATTGAGCTAAGTTAGACAAAAAGTTCAACTGATCTTGGTTAAGATCCTGATTATACATCCTAAGTGTATCCTGCCATGTGCGATATTTAAATTCATTAGCGTATGCATTATTAACCTGATTGATCATGTTAGCAATAGCTCTATCTCTATTGGTATACTTAGCCCCATGAGCAGCTACATAATTAGCATAATCATTTTGCGCAGCCTGCATACGTGTCGTACGATTAGCTTCTCCAGCCCTGTTGAGTGCGTCATAATAAGCAGCTCTATATTTATTGTTTGCCTCATTTGCAGTAGCATAAACGTTAGCTAGATTGCGCTGTGTACCTGCCGTATTAGCTATGCGAGCTAAATATTTTTGTGCACCACTCAGTCCACCGGCGTTATTAATAGCATAGTTGGATCTTGTTTCAGCATCCCTTACCGCATTTAATGACGGTATGATATCATATCTAAGATTATTTAAACCACGTAATGCAGCGCCCTAATATGAATTAGATCTATACGTATTATTATATCTAATAGGCTCATCATCGTAAGTACGATATTGCCTGTAAGCCTAAGTTATACCAAACAATGATGGAGCCAATCTCTACCACCAAGGTATATTGGAAGCATAAGGTCTGCTTGTTCTAAGAAATCTTGGTTTAGTACTGTTTCCAACTGGAGTTTCTTCCGAAGTAGAACGAGTTATTGTTGGCATCGGGCCGTTATATGGTTCAACATTCATTGGTTCATTAGATATATTTGTCACATCTCCTCCTGGGTTCCACCATTTAAAAGGCCTACGTCTATCTGTAACTACTTGATTTGGTAATTCTACATCAGACATAGTACTCATAGTGGGGTTCCACCATCTTGGAATTAAAGATAAATTATCAGACCCATCGTCAAACTTATCTTTACCACATTTAAATCCTCGTAGAGCCTATTTATTTTCGATCTGATGCTATATCGCCTGTCTATCTGATATGTTCTTCAGTTGATCCATTATTGGGCCTCTAAGCTTATTTATTTCACGATCTTGGACATTCTTAGTGATATTACTTAGTGAACTTTTCTCGTCATATCTACCAGCTTTATTAAATTTATTTAACGTCTGTAACTGAGCTGTGAAAGGAGCTGCTTGATCCGAGAATTTAACACCATTAGTCCAATCCTTGTCGTTACCTATAATTACATTATCATCTGTGGCACTTACAGACGATGGTTGATTATCTATGCCACGATTACCTTTTGTAACCAATGTACCGGTACCATTAGTGTAGTCTATAATACTTTCGCCTTTACCAACATAACTGTTAGTAGGACCAACCTAATACCCGTCAGGCGTCCATACTTTACTTTTCATATCTTTACCTTTGTTTGCATATATTATATTATTACCTGTAGGATTTTCTTCATAATAATTATTCTACAATGCTGTAGTGGATGCTCCTGCCATATTATAATTATTAGTATAATTAGCACGCTATTTAGCGTTAAATATCCTACGTCTCATCTCACGTTTACGTTTATTACCACCAAATATACCTCCAATAAGTCCTCCTATTGCACCAATTCCAGCTCCTATAGCACCACCAATTGGACCAAATGTACTACCAACAGCCGCACCTGTAGACATGCCTTGTGTAGTTGCATTTAACGTATTAGATGTATTTTCACTTTTAACCTGATCCATTGCAGCATCTCCATCGATAGATCCTACCTTTTCATAACTAACTCCGTCTACATTTCCTTCAGTAGTACCAGCGTCGGCTATTAAATTATTAGTAGTAGGTAAGCTTTTAGTACTAAATGCGTTACCTAAACTCTACGCAAACTGTAAAGCGTTAGTAGCCATGCCTACATAATTTGTCACGTTACTCACAGTCTTTGATGGCTAAATTGGTAATTTAGTGCCGTCTATAGGTGTATTTTTAATACTGTTAGTAATGTTATTAGATAAAACGTTATTGGAGACCATTTGCGATAAACTTTGCGGAGTCGGCAATGTTACGCCTTGTGGAGTATATAATAATGGATTGTTTTTACCACCGGCATATTTGGGTTTTGTATTCTATATATATTTATATCTTTTCAAATCCATGATATTCTATATTTAGTCATTATGTATGATATTGCAGCGTTTTCATTATTCGCAACATCTTCAATAGTACATACCATATATTTACCACGCATTCTGTTACCGTAAGTTGCATTTCCAGATCTCGGTATGGCATACCTGAAATTCCCTTCTCTGCAAGTAGTATTCAAGTTGTCCGTAGAAGTGTACCCTAAGTCCGTTTTCCAACTATATACGTGGTTCTAATCAAAATAATCACAAGGCAACTATTCATCTGTATATAATCTATTCGGAGTTATTATCTCTTGATTATCAAATACTTTAGTATAAGATACGCTCGGGTTTACTGTATATTCAATTTTGGTATGTAATGTGTTATTATTTAAATCTACAGGAGTATCATTTTCTTTAACTCCCCATTGTGCTATTTGTATATTATTATCTTCAGTTTGTACTAAATATATACCATTCGTAAATTTTATACTTTCCTCAAAGGGCACTGTGTACACTGAAGTGAACATTTTATTTTGTTCGCTAAACGCGAGCGAATTTCCTTCGCTAAGCACGTTTCCTACTAATTCTTGATATTTGTCGTCATAAAACAATACTGGATTAATATCTCCTTCTTTATTAATTAGATTTTCAGTACCATATATTTTATTTAACAGATATATTGTCTGTGAGTACTGTTTTAATTCTTTATTGTGACTATCGTACCAATATATTGCAGCAGCAGATTGTTTATCGTTATATTCTTCAATATGCATTCCTGAAGTCTGATCCAAATAATCATAGCGCGCTAATACTCCTGCTGTACCTAACGTGATAACATTATCGTTGTCGTCAGTAATTTGGCTACGTTCGTTTACGCTGAATGCACCAAATGCGTTTTCTTGCCAGAATAATAATTTATTATCAAACCTCCTAAGATTACTTATTTGGCCAAATCTTGTGTCTACGTCTAAATAATTTGCTGGCAAGAACGTAGTCCAACTATCTATAGATTCGTTATTCGACTTTTGATTTGAATGATAGCATCTGTAATCTATTTGGGTTAAACTATTATCGTCTTCGTCGTCACGTAATGCCGCATACATCTTAACTGTAGGACTTGTAGAATATACACTATTATACGTATATAACGGATCAGACTACGTGTAAATATTGTTTACATTTGCAGGTTCTATTTGTATATTACTTATACCAGGATTATTGTAATTCTTACTATATTCAAATCCATGAGTATACCCAAGCAATACTGAAGTTTCTACAGGTATCGAATATATAAAGCAACTTGTTACATATCTGGCAGTAGTCTACGGATACACTTTATGTATTGATACGTATTCCATAGGCATTATCACACAGTCTCCGTCAAATATAATATTTGACTGTTGGTCTGAAGAAAATATATCTCCATAACTATAGTATGTATCTAATGACCTGTTTGTATAAGTATATGAATTGTACGGAGTTGTATTTCTACGTATATTACACAAATATGTGGACAATATACTATTGAGCATGACATAATCTTCTGGTTCTGAATCCGTTTCTGCCTGATATACACCCCCAACATCTTCAAGACTTAATTCTTGATTTGTATCTTTTAAGTCCCAAACCGATAATTCATCTTCCACAGAGTTTGCATAATATTTTATGATGTCTGTACCAATAGTTTTGAATATAATATTATCTGCATCAGACAGACCTATTAATAAACATCTGCCTCCTGTACCAAATAAGAAGTTATCAATATTATTTCTGTTCCCATCTTCTACCTTACCACTATTGATATTATTACTCGTATTATCTACGAAACTATCACTTTCCGTCATAATGGACGCATTATATGCAGGACCAGAAACAAAATTACAATAAGGACTTGAGAATATACTATTTTGATGATCTGTGTACGGATAAGAATATGTTGTTTTATTGTCTTTAGTTTCAGACTTTAAGAAATCGTTCCATGACAATTCGTCAGCTAATTGCGCATCTGCAATCTGATATGAATATTGTACATTTAAATTTACTACGTCATAACCATTTGGGTAGCCGATTACATTATTCATTAATTCCTACTGCTGATCTGCTGTTAAATCCGCCTGACTACCATCATCCTCGTCTATTGCAAGTATACCTCTACGTCTTACTTCTAATTCTGGATATTTTCTAAGTAACACTCTATCGGATTGTTCATATAGCTTGGAATACGAACTGATGTATTTAGTACCATCATATATACGCTACCCGTATATTACTGATTTGACTACATCCTGTGGTTCACAATGCCCCGGTAAATAATAATAGTAATACCAGTCATTGGAATGAATATTACTTCCAATATCTGTGCCACGATCGTCATATATTCTACAATCACCAAAATATCTCCAAAAATATGAAGCAGGACTCATTTCGGGAGTTTCGCGTATAGATAAAGATCTGTTTCTACCAGAGGATATTCCGTATCCTTTATATGTTTCTCCATCCGAAACAGATACTTGGTAACTTTCATCATTTGCAGCTAATGGCATGTTCATGTTACTTAATGCAGTAGATACTCCTATGAATTTAACATCTTCAGGCCAAATTTCCCCTGGCTGACGTCGGTTTACTGTGTAAATCTGACTTGAAGGTTGATAATTTAAATCCTGACCATATATCAACCTCATAGGAACTAATGATGTAGAAGAGTTGCTTATAAGTTCGTAAGTTGAATCTTTAGCATATAAGATTTCAGGAGATACAAATTGATATACACCGTAATTATCGTAATTGTCAGCTTCGTAAGATTCTTCGCCACTACCACTACTTTTATTAAATCTAATTTGTTCTATACACGATGCAAAATTTGCTACCGTAAGTAGTCCTGTCGGAGTATATGCGAAATTTTGTACACGTACATTGTTTGCTTGTCGATTCAGTTTTCGTTGTATAGGTCTTGATATTACACCTTGCGCTATATTCACAACATCCTGTTCTGTACGATTACATCTGACTATTTCGTATGATGCAATTTTTACATCGTGCCCTTCTTCATTATTATATTTATCTATATCTACTGTAAACTCTATACCGAGAGGTCTAACTATAAGATTGACTCTATCTCCGTTATTATTGTTTACATTAGCTCGGTATGTTTCAAATCCTTTATAGTTTAGATTCGGCGTTCTAACATCAGCAATCCATTTGGCAAAAGATGCGTTTCCTTGTTCGTCGTACAATATTATACCGTAACGATATAATTCGTCACGTTTTAGAGATTTCATTGAGTAGATTATCTATGGATCTACATAACTATTAGTTCCGTCATATTCATCATATATGTATCGACTTAAATCAAAATCCGGAGCTGTTACAGGAGATCCGTTCGACGTAATATAATATGAAGCAACATTGGTAGATACATGGTTTTTATCGTAATTTATAATATTGTCATTAAATCCTACATAATATCTATTCTCTGTAGAAGCAGTAAAATCTCCAAAATCAGGATCGTATGAGGAATAAAATTTAGTTTTGGTGCTATCTCCAACAAGTTCCGTTATTACAAACTTCCAGCTTACGTACTTACCAGTACCTCCATAATATTGCGTACCATTTTCCGATCGTGTAAATCTACAAGAAGTAGCTTCGTCGTCATCCCACTCTCTGAATAATGTATGCATGTCATTATATTTATTATAACAGTCGTGGTCTTTAGCTACACTATCGTAATTGTTGTCGATCTCTTTTTTAGAATCCGCTCCGTACGGATATATTAACGCATGATTATTTCTATTGTAACGATAAGATCTTGCGTCAAAATCTTGAAATATGTCATTTGTGAAACCACCTTCTGAACGAATATTTGCGGCAAACACATAATCGTTCATAGATTCAATAACTTTCGGTACTATATGGACGCCAGATAAAGTATTGTATTCGTCTACAGTCAATGTCTACAATGATTCCAAACCAGTATCAGAGAATTGGATTACGTCATTATCCTCGTCGATAGTATATTTAAAATCAGATATAAGGTCGATTTGTGGTACTTGCCCATTTTCTAAATATTGAATTCTATAGACTAATATTCTATCCATAAAATTAATATCTGATTGTATTTTAATCCTCAAGCTCACACCTACGCCTATTTCATCGTCAACATCTCCCCCGAATATTGTATTTCCGTCAGTAAAGTCTCCAGATTTAGAGTAGACTATTGGAATAAGTCTTGTTGGTACGCTCATTTCAGAAGATACGCCATTGTTGTTATATAGTCTGTATGAATATTGTACAACGCTCGACTTTAAATTACCAGCAATGAGTCCGGTAAAGAATATTTTACCAAAATTGTGACGAGGATATATTTGTATTTTATCTATATCTCCAGATACATCTTTATTGTAAGTATCGTCCACAATATTAAATACAAATATGTAATGTTCTCCGTCTGCTATATATAGCTTAATGTTTTCGTCAGTTTCAAACCTGGTTACTACACTTACTTTATCGACACCGTTTACACCACCAAGTCTTTTATTGTTATCAAAAGTGCCACTTCTATCCCATGAAGAATATATGGTTTTAATATCTTCGGCAGTTATTGTATCAGATATGAAGTTTTCATTATCTAATATTTTATTCTTAAATACTACTATATGCCAAGGGTGAGTATTATCGATATCTTCTTCTATAACCAATATTCCGTAATCCCTAATACTACATGCAGCTTTTATAGAACCAAGCTTCAATTCATTACCATATACATCTGTAAGTGTTGAATCGTATACTATTTTGACGCCTTCGATAGATCTTACTTCTCCATATTTATTTGCAACACCGGCATCGTCTACTGAAAATATACGTATATTTTCGGCATATGAATATGTATCGTTAGATAACATCTAGTATGACACATCTGTATTCATACCTTTCGTAAACTGATTTATAAATAAAGTATTATCAGTAGCCATAGTAATAATCGTTATAATTCAATTGCCTTCTACCAACAGGTTTGAAGAATACATCATCAGAATCCCATTCTGGAACCAACTTATTCCATTCATTTTTAATACTCCGTATTTCACCTTCTGTAGGCATCATCGCTTCTCCATAAGCCTAACCTCTATAAAACGCCCACTGGCTACGAATATAATCGTATACTCGAGCATTCGACGTTACGCCTGCTCCTCCAAGTTTACCCTACATGAACTTAGGAAATGACAACTTCATCATTACGTACCAATATATCGCCTCTTGGTATGACGCTAAATCTGGAATTAAAGGGTAACCTCGTTCGTCAGTAGCGATAGCTTTATATGATAGTTTAACGTATCCTTCTTTTTTATTGAACACTATCCATCCTGGTTTTATAAAATAAGTAGGCTCTTTATGTTTCATATCTACCATCCTACGTATATATTTAGTAAGATATATACCATAAAACTAAGATTGAGATGTAGGTAGTTTGTATCTCATCGGCTAGTGTGGGGGGTCTATATCAGAATGAATATCTACTGTATCTGGAACATCTTCTACAACCATGTTATGTTCATCATATATCGGTGTTACTATTTTGCCGATATTTTGAGGATTACGTTTAGGTTCTCTAAAATCTCCAGTTTCACTCCTTACTGGATACCACGGTCCGCGTTCATTAGTAGCATACGCTATAGATGTAAGCGATACTAGATCTTCAGGTATTGGTATCTAATGGTCCTCTATCTTAAATATCGGGACACCATCAGCACCAGATTCCTTAACGATATACTATACAGGAGCACCAATCTTTTCAACAGCTTCAAATATCCATTCGCGTATGTCCGAAATCCGAATATCTTTTCGTGACATATTTGAATCGGCCATTATTTTTGCTATAACCGATTCACATTTTGTATATTTGTATATCATCTATATTTATATAATCGTTTCCATTAAATATTAACTAAGCTAATTTTCGTTTATTCTGACGCACTAATGATAAGTTATATTTGTATATATCTGGGAATGTATTTTTATTCTTTGACCAGTATAATCTGTATTTGTAACCATTACTATGTTCGTTTAAGTGATATATTGTCTTATTTAACTCTTTACTGGTTTTATAATCTTTAGATAAACTTTTCTATGTATACGTCTTAGGTTTGTATTTAACTATCGCTATTAAACCTAATCTACAGGGCATTTTAAAGCTCTCTGACGCGTTTAAAATCTTTTCTTTAATAATTTCATTAAACTTATCTAAAATGCGCTTAAAACGAAAATAAGACATGTTTTCATCAATTTTATGATAGTCCTTAAACATGTCACGTATTGTATATGATTTTTTCATCATAATTTTGCCGGTAGAATTATGTTATCCGGTTTAACTTCTTCTAACGTAGAATTGTTTTGCTCATCACTCGGCATTCTCAACATTACGTTTAGTTCATTTGACATTATCAACTATTTGATTGTTGGTACCATCCATCCTGGTATTTGTATATCTTCTTCACTTTCTTCATCTGTGTCTGTAAATATACCAGTAACCCAAATATATTTAAGGCGTCCAAGATCTACAAGTCCTTGTAAATATATATAACCGTTGTCATAAAACCACGTCATTTCTCCAAACGTATATTTACGATAGTATTGAAAATGGCGACGTTTATCGTTCATATACTATATCGGGCATCCTTCTTCATCAAATACAGCAATAATGTTTTCAGGACTATTTGAAAGTAGTTCCGGTAATTCTTCAACCGTCTTTTTAGTGTGTAAACAATTTCCATCGAGTGATTTAACTGGTTTTAACTCTAACGGGCCTATAGTTTTATACAAACTATCGTCACCCTCATCTTCGCCTTCTTCTTCCTCTTTATCTTTCTACTGTTTAGTTAAGAATGCTCGATAAGCTAACACCCAGTTGGCAATCTATGCTCGAGAGAAATCTTCACTTTCACTAATATTATTATTGCGTACAATCAGTAGAATATCATCTATGATTGACTTTAGTGAAAACATTTTCATTTCTATATTGTTTCTATTACTCTAACACTATCTTCTTTTATTAGATCGTTAGTATTGACTATTTCATATTTGTACTTTGTTACTTTCTTCCAATCTAAAGTAAACAATCTCTAAAAGAAGTTTTTCTTATTCTTATACTCTCTTTTCTTGTACACGTATAAGTATTGAGTATTACGTATATCTAATTTAATATCTATACTGTCTTTACTTATAGTGTAAAATACTTTAGTAAGGTCATTGTATTTAATACTATCAGTAAGTATACTGTCTTTATTATTTACTATAACCTACCCCCTTACCCCCTTACTCTTATTAACGAGTACAGATTGGGTCTGGGTTGCAGCTGTAGAAACATTTTTCTTTTTTATGTCTCTTTCTTCCATTACACTATCTATACGATGTAAAAGTACATCGTTGTATTGCTGTAGTTCAGTGAGGTCCAGCTTTAAAACATTATTGGCCTACTAAGAAGCGGAAACCACCCCCTAATAGGCCTCTATGTTGTTCTGAGCCATTTCAAGGCCCTCTGAGAGCTTTTTGTTCTGTTTGCATGTAATTACTCCAAAGATTAGAGATAACGCAACACAGAGCATTAAAACACTGTCTACAGCGATTTTCTTATGGTTTAGCAACCACGTAACTATCGCTGACCACATATCATTAAATTTTAAGTTATTAACTAATCCAAAGTTCGCATTCGGCTTCACGACGGCGAACTAACCCTGTAAGCTTCTTTCCACCAGCATAAACCCAGCGTCTGAATTGCTTACAAATTTCACTGTCTGAAGCTTTACTTTTAATCTTTTTTAACAATGTAGAGTTTCTAAGAGCGCCTGATCCGAGGTTGAATACGAAGTCTACAAGGGCATCAAACTACCCTTGAGTTTCGCATATACCTAAATTATTTACGTACTTCTCAGCGAACGCTACATCTTCCCTAAGGTATTTTACTCCTTGTTCCTTTGTAATAACATCTCCAGGTTTTACTCCTTTAGTGTGGCCATAACCTATAGTCCATATACCAGCCGGACATTTATAAGCTTTAGCCCTAAATCCTTCAAAGAAACATATCATATCAATACCTTTATCACTTACTTTGTATTGCATTGTTGTTAGTTTTATTGTGCCTATAATCTGATATGGCTTTATTTATACCACCACCGGCCATAAATCCACCTACACATAACATAAACCAGCCAAGCTGCTCTAAATCAGTTTTAAGGTAACCATTAGTGATTACATCCCACACCAAACTAAATGAGACACATGTAGATATTAGTGAACTTGATAATACAGATACAAATAAGGCGAAACTTTTCATACTGTCTCCAGTATTACTTTTAATTAGGTTTTTCAGATACTTTAACATCTTCGTCTCCTTTCTTCTTTTTAGTTTTATCTGTATTATAATATTCATCGTAGTACCCTTGATTTAATCTTTTAAGTCTACAGTATGTTCTTGGGGGCATACGTTTAAGACATTCGTCGTCCGGCCTTACACATACATTATGTTCAGCCTCATGTAATGCTATTTCAAGTTCTGCATTACGTTTCATCAAGTCAAGTTTATCTTGTTGCAAAGTAGCAACAGTAACCTATAATTCTTCAACCTTTTGCTTGAGTTTCTCCAACTCTTGCTCCATTACGTTGTACCTCTTAACTAAAGAATCAGTCTCTAAACTGATTGCTTCAGCTAAGGCTTTACGTTTAATCTCCTTACGATTAAGTATCCAATTAACTAACTTCCAACCACCTAACGCAGCTATTGCTGTTAATAACCAGTCGTATTGTGTTGTGAAGTTTTCCATAATAAATCATCTCCAGTCTGCAGGAATCGCTTGATGTACATCGTCTGGCAAATTTGCACCGGAAAAACACCAACTATGTAATCCTACGTGTGCATATCCTTCTTTTCCAGGAGGGTCTTCCCTGTTATATATAGGTGTTCCATCATTATCTATAGGCATTACAGTAATTGGAGTGTTATAAAAACAAGAGGAGAAATTTATAACTTTTGTATTATTTGCGAATAATTTTTCCGGTATAACAGTTAACGAAGTACAATTACTAAAGCATGAAGCGAAACTCTCTGCGTTAGGGCAACTATCAAATAAACCTTCCGGAACATCTGTCAATAACGTACAATCTTTAAAACAACTACTAAAATCTTTTATATTGGGGTTATATTTAAACAAATCTTTTGGAATAGTTGTTATTTTGGTTCCATTAAAACAACCGTCAACACTAATTAAATCTGGGAAATTTTTAAAAATTGATTGTTGTATTTTTGTTATAGGACAGTCTGAAAATAAAGCTAAAACGGATGTCTCTGGAAATAATTGCATTTTTACCTTATGCTCTCCGGTAGACTTGAACATAATAGTAAACGGAGTGCTGGTCCCTGTACCATCTCCATCATATACATAACCTTCATCTGTTTCGAGATGCTGAATTTTTAATTGATCGTTGATTATTTTTACACTATTGCTTACACTGTCTACTGTATATATAAAATAATCATCTTTTTCCCATACTAACTTAGAACCCTAATACACAGATACAATATTAGTAGATCCCAGCTTAATATCTGAAATCTACTTATCTCCTAAATTAATCATAATTAATCCTCCGTTATAAAGTAAAGTGTGTTAGCGTTTTTAGTAGCTACAGCTTCATATTCAGATTGGGTGCCTGTCCATATGGTTTTAGTACCTGAAGCAGCATTTACAGTAGGAGTAGGAGTTGTTACATCTCCACTACCTAATAAAGATTCTCCATTTATCGTTTTTAAGGTAGTTGTTCCACCTGCTGCATTTAAAAGATCTGAGGTAGTCTTACCTGAAATAGTAATATAAGTATCCATACCCTCAAGATAAATACCCTCTCTACCTATTTTTGCTCTTCGTATTACGGGTGGTGTAGACCCTGAATGTTTATAACTAACATCCAGACCATTTGCATCAAGGATAGCTTCTTTGTTCTAATGATCATTATGCTAATGTACGCGTAAATTATCGTAATCCAAATTGGTATAAGCTTTATCAAAACCATTGGCAAGGCCAATTTTTACACCTTGAGGACAAACGTCACTGGTGCTACCACCGCTATATATTTCAAGTAAAGACTGTTGATAACCATTTGTCTTAAAAGTAAAAGCATCTTTATAATTATATTTCCCAGTATCAGAGCGAGTATATCTATATTGTAATTGTAATAAAGTACCAGGATTATCTACTGCAGTATTGCTAGTTACTATTTTCTTCAATCCTCCTATAATATCTTGCTATGTATATAAAGTAACATAATTTTCCAAATCATCCTATGTGGCAAGCGTATTTACATTCACAGTACCCCCGCCAGCAGCTACGAGATCATTATTAGTCTTACCTGCTATATTTATACCACTATTACTGATAGATACATAATCATTTAATTGATCTGCAGTGTTAGCAACTTTCAATGAAGACGTATTCGGATTAAAGTATAAACCACCAGTGAATGTATTATTGTTATTCAAACTACCCAATATAGGCATATAATTATCTACAGATGCAGAACCTGTTTCTTCAGTAGTAGGTACTTTCAAATAACCACTAAGGCTACCAGTAGTAGCATACGAAGACAAATCAATATCACCGCTACCTAACAGTGTTTGACCATTGATAGTCTTAAGAGTATTACTATCTCCATCAGCAGTCAATACTTTATCGGCAGTACCGTCTGTGATACGGAACCCAGATGCTACAATATCTCCTTGAGTAACTGAAATCTAATCAAGTTTAGACTTATCGGCAGTAGACATAAGACCCGCCATGCTACTTGAAGCAAGAGGTAGCGTAACTAAATCTAACGAAGAATTAGAAGCCATACCCCAAGTTCTACCTTGAAGTTTTACAACATCTCCCGTCCTAGTACAACTAATATCACTTAATACCCTATAACCTTCATCAGCTGCACTACTGTATACATAGTTAGTATTAGTACCTGTTTGACCTGATTGTACTGTAGGTATAGTAGGTGCATCTGTTAAATCATTATAAGAACCGCTTGTAGCTACTGTAGCTAAACTGTCTAATTTAGCTTTATCTTCAGCAGTCATAACTCCTGCTGTAGTAGCAGTAGCTGCATTTATAGTTTTCCTAGTATGGGTTTCAGCACTAAAGTTTCCATTATCATTTTTAAGAATAAACTTATGGTTTAACTGAATACTATCTTCAGCATAGCTAAAATCATCAATACTAGTGACTATATTAGTATTAGCTATTGTCTCCCATTTACTATTATCAACCTTTGTACCAATTAAATTGGTTACAGTAGTAGCAAAGTTAGGGTCATCACCCAATGCAGCTGCTAATTCATTAAGAGTGTCTAATGTCTCAGGAGCACTATCTACAAGGGCAGAAACTTTAGCAGCTACTTGGGCCTCAGTTTGATAATTAGAATCATTCTCTAACTGTGATACCTTAGTAGGTACGTTAGCTCTAGCAATTATATCTGAAATAGATACCAATCCTCCGTCAGCATTATATAACTTTTCTGAAGAACGTTGGCCATCAGCTACTGGTGCTAGACCAGAAACTCGAAATACACCCTCGTTCTCACTTAGAAATGCCAAATAATTACCAGCACGTAAATTAATACTGGCGGTGTCATCTCCAAATTGTATTGCAGCAAGTCGTCCGCTTTGTGCGTTACATTTAATTTGATATCCACTGATGTCGTTTGTGAAAAATAGTGGTCCATTTAAAGTACCTCCGCTCAAAGGAAGATAATTCCCAAGTTCAGTTTTCTTGGCATACGTAGCTTCAGCATTAGCATGTTCTAAATCTAAGTTGTCATTAGTAGCCTTAATCTCTTCATCCAATTGGAGAACTGCATCTGTCAGGTTAGTTTCCTTAGATATATAATTAGCTCCGGTATACGTATTGGTACCAATAGCAGCTTTGTTGGCAGCACCTTTATTTCCTTCGTACGCAGTACCTGCAACTTCACCTAAAGCAAGTGATTCTGATATTTCTACTAATGTAGCACCATCCCAACGATAAAGTATATTTGTACGGCTGGTATCACCTGTTGCATCACTATTACGGAAGTTGTAGATAGTATCATCCTTAGGAGCCATAGGTGCATCCCAACTAGTACCGTTATAATTATAGAAATTAGGATCTTTTGTAGTATAGTATATATCACCTACTGTAACGCCTTCCGTAGGAAGAGCTTCTTGGTTTGCAACTACACCATCTACACCAAATACATGAGCAAGCTGACCATCCAATTGTGAAGACGGAACTTTGCCGTTGGCATCAAGTTCAGCAACACCACCAGCTTGACCCTTCATAGACATAGGTATCTGTTGAACGTTGTCTACCTAATTGAGACCTATATCAGTTTTAGTAAGTACAGGATTCTCAGATATCTTATGACCATTTACAGTATAATTATCTATTGTCTCTTTATCAGTGTTGCCAGCTTCTATTTCTTGATCAAGTTTGTCTTCTATGCTTTGTATCTTTTCGTCATTAGATGTTTTATATTCGTTCAAAGCATCTTCTGTAGCAAGACCTTCTCTAATACTATCTATAGTAGTAGTACCACCTGCTGCATTTAAGAGGTCATTTTCTGTCTTTTCTGAAATAGTAACGCCACTCGACATATATGATGCTGTTGAGTCATCAGACACTACTTCAAGACCTGCTTTCGATAGTTTACTGTCATATGCAGTATTGGCACCAAGATTTACTATCACCGAAGGGTTCTCAGCATTATAATCTATTGCAATAGGCCTTGACATTCCTTGCATATCAGAAATTCTATTACCAATTTGAAGCGCATTGGCCGCGGTCTCTGATATTATATTAACCATCCCGTTGGAATAGATGCCTACTTGGCCATTTAAACCATTCTGGACAGTTAATGTAGCATTGTTTATAGTTAAATTACCGCTCAGAGTACCGCCAGATAGTGGTAAATAATTATCTAAAGAAGAACTAATATCAGTTATTTCAGATTCGTAAGCTACGTTCTAGCTAGTACCATCTGCAAAATCTATCTTGGGGCGTTCGATACTATTCAGAGTAAGGTTATTCTTAGTAGTACCTACCTCGGTAACATATGTGACACCTTCATCATAAGTACGTTGGCAAACCAATACGCCGCCTTCAAGACCGTTATTGCGTAAAGCAGATATAGAACCATCAGCCGGTAAAGTTATAACCTTTTTTGATTCGTCCCAGCTCACCTTCTTGTCAAGAGCTTCGTTGATACCTATAATCTTAACACCGTTAGAACTAACTTCAATATATGGTTGAGTATCAGCGTCAACCTTAACGCTAAACTGTTTGTTTTCAAGATTAAGACCATCGCCCGCAGAATAAATATCCTCAAGGTCGGTCATGTTAACATTGACTTGTTTTTCGACCTCTTCGTTATTCTCACCACGGACAATGAATGTAAATTCAAGATTGTTAGTCTCTTCATTGTAACTAACATTTTTTAAGAACTGATCACGGGGAATGTTTATAGTACCACGCTCTTGACCATCTACTAAAAGAGTGTAAATGAGATTTGCATTATCTTCAGAGATGTGTATGGATTCGATGGTATTGTCTATACGATCAACATCTTCATTTAACCCTGTAATGTCGTCGTGGATACCTTGAAATTCGTCGGCAATACTGGTTGCTTCCCCAGGGTTAGTACCATCATACTAACCTACACCACTAATATATACTGTGCCGTCAGCTTTTAATTCAATAATATTTTTACGAGAATCATGGTCAGTACCATTACCTACACTAAACAAAGTGGCCGTGCTAGAGGACACCACTTCTGGGGTAGTAAAGTTTTCTTCATCCCTTGTAGACTTATTGAGTATACCAAAGGCTGTCTCCCCAAAATTAGTAGTCTCAGTAGCATAGCCACTTATTGTAGATAGAGCACCTTCCGGGTTTTTCCCGTAATTGTATTCGTATCTTTTCATGTTTATTATTATAAATTAAAGTACCATCTCACCCATTTTTCATGATCTTTATCTTTAAGCTAAGCTACTGCCATATCATAACAAGTAGCAATATACTTATTACGATCGTTAGCAACCAAACGCTTAATTATAGATCCTTGGTCTGAAGCAAATTTGTGCATTGTAGCTATTAAAGCCCATTTATTGTAATACGGAGCAGCATCTATGGCTTTACCGGTGTTCTGTAAATGTTCAATAATGTAACGACAATCGCCAAGTGCACAACCCCTTGAACCATCTTCATTTACACTATTGTCACAAATCTCTTCACACTCTTGCTAAGTGAGATAATTGTTATAAGTAGACATTCCTTCATAAGACGTAAGCATATCATCAAGAGCACGCTCATCGTACTTATACAGGTGTTTGATAAGTTTATGTATCATAGAACGCTGAAGCTCTTCATCATTATGACCAACAGCTTTTACGAACATATTGTACGCTCTATCGGCATACATTTTACAATCAATTTTGTTCATTTGTAGTATTAAGTTTATTCATGATGTTTAAGATCATATTCTTAATATCACCAACTGACGTCTCTAATTTATTAAAACGTTCTTCTGTTTCCTTTTTCTCCTTAAACGCTGGATTGAATTCAGATAGAATGTTAGTACATTTCTTAACGTTTTCTTGATTTATAGATACTTGTTTAAGAGCTTGTTCAGATTGTTCCTTTACTGCTTCTACCTCACGAAGTATTGCGTCACGATTTGGGGATATTATGAGATTGTCCGCATACCCAATTTCGGTAGAATCTTTAAACGTATATGTTTTAGTAGTCTCCCCGGTTTTAATAGTTATATCTATAACCATACCACCGGTACTACCGTAATGCATATCATAATGAGACATGCCTACATTAATTACTTTACCCTCTTCAACCGAGACATTATTACGGTCGAATATAAATATTGGGTAATTAGCTTTTAAATCTTTAAACAACATGCTTATTAATATTTTAAGTTAAACAAATAAAGGGGATTGACGTGAGCCAACCCCCTTTACGTTGATTACGCAGTAGTAGTTGCCGGCGTAATAGTTACCGCTAAAGAATCATTTATTGCATAGCAATTAGATTTGCCACACACGACTTTAAACAATCCTTGTGTGATACCTTCAGAGGTAATTGTTACAGCCGTGGGAACTGCTGTTTGTCCCTGAAAAGCTACCATAAAGCGTTCTGTAATTACTTGTGTAGTAGCAGCACAACCGCACCCCGGAGTGACAATTGTTACTGTAGCTACTACTGGAACAAATACTGTAGAGTCATTAAGTATTGGAGTATCGTATTTGTATGTTACAAACGACTCTGGCTGATTTGTGGAATTAGCACAAACATACTTACAAAGTTTCTCTTTAAATGTAGCCAATAGTGATACGCTATTAGCTGCAGGAGCAGTGGCTAAGCCGACTGGAGATAAGTACACCATAGTTAATCCTCCTATACATTAAAGTCCGCAGCCGCAACCGCAGCTTGTGTTGCAACCACAGCCACAATTGCATCCATTAAGACGGCTGATCAAGAAATTGTTCTGTCTTTCCTGAGAAAGCTCGAACTTCAAATCCTGAATCTTCAGATCCTTCTCGCTGCCCCAGTGGTTATTCAATGTGTCAATAATACGCTGTGTATTATCCTGACCAGCACGTATCATGTCACGCTTATCCTGTTGTGCCTGGAATGCAGTCTGCGAGAAGCCTTGTGTGATCGCCTGACCGAGATCACGCTGACCATCACGTAAGGTTCCTGTCTGCTGACAAATTTGGAGATTGAGATTACCCTGGAAGTCAGCAATCTGACGCTGCGTTTGGCAGCAGCAGTTGTTGAGTGCCTGAATAATATTACAATCACCCATTTGTGCAGCATTGATTACTCTTTCGGCAGAGAATCCAACCTGTCCAGCAACCTGCTGTATTGCATTCTGTACACAGCATACGGCATTCTGCAACGTGTTGAAGTTACAGTTAAGGTTGTTAGCAAGCTGACCAATAGCTACATTGTTACCCTTTACGGCATCGATAATCAATCCACTATTCTGATTATCTTGCAATTGTGAACGAATTGCCTGGAGTTGATTCTGCATCTCGACGTTCTGAGCGTTCTGGCAGCCAAAATCACCGCGATTGCCAAATCCAAATCCACCACCCCACATTCCGAAGAGTGCGAGCATCATCATGTATGCAAATGGATTATTCATCCATTGGTTATTGCCGTTGTTCATCAACGCAGCCATTTCCCATCCATTATTGTTATTGTATGCGCTTGGATGGTCATAACAGTATACCTTTTCGGTAATTTGATCCGTCATAATTAAAAATTTTAATATGTACTAAGTACTAAAACCTTAGTACTCTTATAACGTACATTTATATATTTAGGTTGCAAAAATATATAAAAATGTCGTATACAAACATTACGAACGTGCATAACATTTAAATTGCCACAGAGAATCTCCAAATACAAGATGCCCATAATCGGCATATTTTTTTTCAGAAGGCGCTCCTACCCATTTATCGGCAGCAACGGTCGAAGCGTCATTAGTTGTGGCCGAACAGTAAGATAATCCTCTAAAATCAGTTCCATCTGCCTGTGTAACTCTATATATTCTTGCAAGATTGTCATTATTACCTACTCTGTAATCAACATTTCTTTTAACTGTAGAATTGGGAGAAGCACTTCCTCCAGGTAACGAGAAATGTCCGGTTCTGCCACTTTCGGTTTCAAAATAAACTGTTAGCGAAGGCCATGATCCTGTGGTACTTGTATTAATAACATAATTATAATCAGTAGGAGAAGGAGTTATATTCTTATATTCGTCATCACCAAACTCTCCTGTAGCAGCAGAAGCTGAAGATATCAATTGATTAGATAAATATGAACCGTCTACTTTGCATCCATAAGATATAGCTATAGTTTTTGTACACCCTCTTGTCGGTTCAGTCAATGATCCAGATCCTCCAATATTATACGCTTCCTATCTTGTTAAAATCTTAGCCATAATTACCCCCTTTCTGCTTCAAGCTCGGTAATTCTCTTTTCAAGAGCTTCGATCTTAAGTATCAGTAGAGATATATAGTCTACAGATTTAACACCCTCTTCGTTCGCAGATACCAAATTAGAAAGTCCTGCAGCCTCAACTTCTTGTGCTACAACACCATATTTAGTAGTTTTATCTTTGTCGTCTTTAAAGTTGAACTGTTTGAAGGTTAAACAATCTACTGCATCTGTAGCTTCTTTAGTAATGGGAACTATATTCTCTTTAAGAGAAATGTCTGACGATTCATAGAATGCTTTTGCAGTAACACCACCATTATTTACATTAATAGCGTTATTATTAGTATTGCCACTAATATTAATCTACAATGCTTCAACATTAGTTACATCTACAGTTTGAGCATTTACGGTATGACCGGTTACATTTAAATCTCCCGTCATAGTATCACCAGAAACATTCACATATCTACCATCAGCTTCTGATTGTGTTATACCACTTGTACCGGCAGATATTGTACCTTTAGTAAGAATGAGTATTCCTCCATCATAAGAAGCATCCACTACTGCATTACCGTCACCCATCACATGGACATCATTTACAATATCAGGTGGATCTGTGATATCATCCCAGGTTATTTCTCCACTTTCTGCCCAACTTGGTTTTCCCTCAAGATTGTCCCAATTAATTACAATATTGTTATCTGAAGCACCCATAATGGATGTACCATTTATAGTTGCAAAATGAGGTCCATTAGCTGTTTTATCTGGAGTTCCAGACATTCTTAATATACCGATTAACTGATTCTCAGTATTAGAAAGCTCAAAAGCTGTGGGATAATAATTACCATCTCCTCCTGAACCTCCTTGTATTGTAATATCTCCAGAGCCAATAATACTTTGACCATTTACGGTCTTAAATGTAGGAATGCCAGCAAGGTCATTATATTCAAAAGGACATGTATCCCTGAGTAGACTTCCAGTGTTAGCAGACTCTAGTCGCAATTCAAATTGTCCTGCACTATAGCTAAGGCTACTTGATGTATAGGAAGTATTAATATTACCAGTTCCAAATATTGATTGGTTATTTATAGTTTTTAATTGAGAGGTAGTACCATCAGTTCTGAATACAGAATTATCTGCTCCTCCAGGAGAAACGCTTATACCGTGATTATTAATAGTAAGACCGTCTCCTAAATCCGTGTCACCAGTTACAGCTCCAATATGCAAAGCCATGGTGTCTATACCAGATGCAGTTTCATTAATTACAAAATAACCTTCAGAGAAATTATACTCAACGCCTTTAAGTTTTCTGACAAAGTTAGTTTCTGTATTATTGTTTGCACTATAGGAAGCCAGAAGAGGGGTCCAATAAATTGACGTAGTATCGTCAGTCATTTGGGTAACTGTGTTAGAATCTCCTCCTCCACCTTCTATAGTACCTTTAGTTATAGTTAACGTATTATCTGAAAAAGAAGCATTAGTTACAGCATTACCACTTCCAGATATATTAACATTTGTAACAATATTGGTAGGAAAGTCTGTTATTTGACTTACAGTATGTGTATGCGTTGAAGGGGTAAATGTAGACGGCTTATCCTGTATGTCGTCCCAGTTTACTACAATTTCGCCTACCCCACCTTCTACGACAGTACCGACATGTGTTTTAATTTTACTCCACAGATATCCCAACCCTGCTTGATCTAAATAATTCATAATTCTATAAAGTTAAAATTAAACACATATTTCATCTATTGTCTGATTAGATATAGAGGTTATAGTCTATAACGATCCGTCAGAAGCGAAGAATTTGTTTGAATCTCCGTCTGTATCTACAGTAATATATCCTCTTTCTGGAGTATTCACAAAATTTAATCCAAATTCTACACCTAGAACTATTGTTTCATTGTCGTTTTTATCTGTTATAGATATACTACCCTAATCGGAACTGTCGACGCCAATATAAACACTACTGTTTTCATTTGTAGACGATGCTTTAACATAAAGCTCTCCATTAAGGGTTCCGCCAGCCAAAGGTAAATATTTATCAAATTCGGATTCAAATTCATCTCCAGTCATCAAACCATCCAACTTAGTTTTGTCCGCAGCACTCATAAGGCCAGCAGCTCCAGTAGTAGCTGAAGGAAGCTCAAAGTTTTGGGCAGCAGGACTACCATAATTAATTCCAGACTTAGTTGCCCGATTAACATTGATAGTTATGCTATCGCCATCTATTGTTCCTCTAGAAACCGAAGAAATCAATGTACTGGGTAAACTGTTAAGAGCATCTCTGTTAGCCTTACCTTTATCGCCAGCGTAAGCTGTAGAACTTGTTTCACCAAGAGCAAGAGATTGGCTTATTTCAACATAATTGCTTCCAGACCATCTATATGTAAGATTAGTATCTTTTGCTACATATATCTTGCCTGCCTCTCCAGTCCCAGGGAAAGCGGATCGATTATCATATTCAAGTACATCATCTACATATGAAGGCAACTGTGAGGACGGAACTTTACCACTAGAGTCCAATTCTGCAATTCCGTCAGGTTGTCCTTTTTGATTTTCAATATCAGCAGATTTGTCATATAATTCAGCATTTATGACATCTTGCATTTTACTTTGTGTCTCATCGAATAATTGTTCGGCACCGGCTATTATTTTATCTACTGTATTATTATATAATTTTCCGTATATATTGATATTTGCCATAATTCATTATTTTTAAGATACAACAATAGCTACAGTACCGGCATTGAACTGGCTAGAACTTCTATAGCATTTATAATTACCTTTACCATCTACGGCAACTGTAGCTGCAGTTTCCATAGGAACATCAAAGCCTGAAGATGTTACTTTATTTATATTCATGTTACTTGGTATACATAACCACATATATTGTCCCTGTCCTACAGACACGTTATACGAACCAGACGGACTTGTTTTTAACGATTGCTTTGTCATTGAAGTTATGTCTGCTGATGCTAATGTTGTAGAAGCATTACCACCAAAATACATGGGATATACACCGGTCACAGTAGCAGTTACAGTTTTAGATACATTATCTATAAATTCTACAGTAGCAGTATAAGTAGTTGTTGCTGATACATTTTGAGTAAAACTATTATTTGCAGCTGTGGATAATTCATCATCCCCCTGTTTTATACTTATTGAATTTGGAGTATATGTTTTTCCAGATAACGTAATGTTGTTTCGTATTGTAACTTGAGTACTAACCCCATTTTCTACAATTGAAGGGCTTATTGTTAAAGATACACTACCATGCGCATCGAATATTTTCTCATTAAGAGGAGTCGTTTGGTCTGTTACATATGTCTTAATTTTACTCCAAACATGAGCAAGACCTGTTTGATCTAAATAATTCATATCAGTTATTATTTACAAATTTCGTCAATAGTTGAATTCTAAATAGGTTGTACTTCGCTAATCCAAGTATTAATTTCAGTTATATCGCCGTCTACTGCTCTATTAATATCATCTTGGAACATACCTTCTTTATAGGTTTCGTCATACAGCTGTTCTGCACTCGCAACAATTCCGTCTGTAGTTATCGAAGCCACACGACCTAATACTTTTACATCTTTATTAGTTATTTCCATAATATTAAACTTCAACAGTTAAATCAAAATCAATAGCTATTAACGGATTAGGACAACGATAACAATAATAACTATCACCAAGCATCTGTACGTCGTCCAATGGTACATCCAATAATTTACAATTTACATCCTTAATGGGCTCTTTGCTTATCAACCACAAATAATAGCCATTGTTGAAATTCTCAACATGATGGTTACCAGCCATTTGTGATACGCTTTGGAATAATTGTCTACCCTCTCCATCTTGAGCTCCAAAATCAAGATCGAAAGCGTTTTCTTTATCTGAGAACCCAATATATTCTTTTGCATTAGCGTTATTTATATGTACAGTAATAGAAGCTGTTGCCTCCGACGATTCGTCTTTTACTGTAATTACAGCTTGTTTGTTATAGTCATAATCGTTAATTATCAACTGACCTTGGTAGGTTACATCTACTATAGGATCATCAGATGAAAATGTAAGTTTGTTAGATTGCCACATATCGTAACGATATTTAACTACACTACCATTTTCCATCACCGCATACAGATCGTATAGATTAGATCTGGTGTCATATTCGCCTAATTCTAAGTCGGAATTGATATTAACAAATATGTCGCTTTTAGCAAAATACAATCGTTTAATAGAACCTCCATCCACTTGTCCAGTATCTCCATCTATTATTATATTACCGTCTAAACCACTCTCATCGTCTACAAGATTGAATAATGTACCGTAATCTATTGTGTACGTATGCAAATTGTTTCTACCCCATCCTGAGTCATAAACTACAAGTACAACAACTAATTTGTATGGACCACATATTAACTGTTCACATGCAGGAAAATAAGCCGAAGCTTTATTATCTTCTTCTTCAAGTATAGAGGGAGCTAAAAATATCGGAGCATTAAGTTTACCTGGTTTTATTATAGGCATACATGGATGGCAGCAATCATCTACAAACTTATCAGGCACTATGCCAAATCCGTTATAATAAGGCCAAATATGTGCATCATTAAATCCCGGACAGAATGTAGCATAATCGCGTTTGCGATAAGGTCTCACATGATAATGATGAGGTCCACATCCGTGTATGGTATATTTAGAAGGAGTATAGAATTGGGGGAACGGTTCTCTTGGAAATCTTTTGATAATTTCGCAATCGTTTTTATGACTTTCAAAAGCTGTATTTACTAAATAACAACGCATCTACTTAACATTTACTCTATCAAATCCATACGGACCGCGGATGGTAAATTTTATTTTGATGTCGTTTCCAATTCTTATATTCATATTTATAAACGTTTATAAACACAAAAGGGGAGGACATTACGTCCGTCCCCCATTATGCCAATTAATATTAGAAATTAAAGTGCACCGTAAGCAGTGTCTTCTACTATTCCGTTATCTGACGGAGTACCAGCAAAATCTGCAAGAGCAGTCTTCAATGCTTCGAGAGTGCCAGTAACGTCATATATTTCAAGCGTCTGCTTTGTCTTACGGAACAGATCGTCAGCTGAACGATACATATTCTCAAACTCAAGAGTAAGACCGTCATAATGAGCGTTAATGTCCGTAACCATATCCGGCTTGATAATAGGCCACGTGCCCTCACCACGGTTAAGAATACCCTGATAACCCATAGCCTGAGACTCACGATCGCGTACAAGCTTACCGTCGGTCTGGCACCAGTCAGCAGGATTCTTAGTTATAGTAGCACCCTGAATAGAGTACTTGTTCTTAGATGCGAATGCGGGAGCCTCAGGATCAGTCCAGTAGATATTAGCACTGAAACGAACCTTATTAGCCCAGTTGATCGTATCGTTCTTATCATCATCTGTATAAGGCATAGCCGTAAGAGTAACGACACCAGCAGCAGCCTGTGCAGTTACACGAGCACGCTTATACTGAGTATTGATCTGCATTGCGATATTCTCAGCAATAGACTCAGCGTCATCGCCGATCTTCGTAACGTACTCATAAGACTCTGTCCACTTACGATAACGAGTAGGCAGATCCTTAAACGTCAACCTAACAACGATACGTTTATTACCTTTAGCAAACTCGGCAATCAGAGAAGCATCGGTGCTGGTAAAGTCAATCTTTACAGCTTCCTCAGAGCTCTGGAACCACTTGCTAAAATGGAACGACTTAATGTCATCCTTATTAATTACGTTAGACCATTTTACGATAGGCTTGTATTCAACCGTACCATCCTTCTTACGGCAAGGAAGGTTCTTGTTTGTAACAATACCAATCTTGATCTTCTTTGTATTCTCGTCAATAGCGTATGCATCAGCTGCATCCTGATCGAGATTCATTATAACATATTTATAAGCATCTGCTGACGGAGTTCTAACATCCGTAGCATTTGCGGGAGCTGCACTACACAACTCACCTACGCCCGTACCTACGAGCACTGTATTTACGTATGTAATCATATTGTTTAAATTTTTTTCTACTCACCCTATCAACTAAGACCGAACCTAATCGGCTGGGCTTTCCACGTTAAAAATTATTCTTGTGTTAATACTTCATTTGAGATAGTCTTATAACGTTCGTCAGCTTGATTTTCAATATACATCTAAGCTGCAATTTTGATTATCTCGTATAATACAACATCAGTAAATTCCGTATATTCTGCATACGGATTATCTAATGTTATTTCTGCAGGAACTCTAAGATACCCTAATGTGTATTGATGAATCTTATAGTTCTTGTCTGTTAATAATCTGCATCCTTTAGAATCTCTTATTCTGAGAGGTCTAGCTCTACGAAAACGGTAATGAAAATCTGTCAAACTATTGTTTATACGATACATAAAACTATCCTGTGTACATTCAAATACACATGTATCCATTTTATGTTCGCCATTATTGTCAGATATTATTACATCTTCATTTAATGCAAATAAAAAGTCTTCTGGATATTTAATAACATATTCGTCATAATTAGGCTACACGTTTTGATAAATCATGTCCGACTTGGTATAAACCGTAGACTTGAATAATTTGATCAAATCTTGTCTACGTTTTTCGGTTTGCTCATACGACAAATTATGTACAGGATCACCACCGAAACGCTATTTTACAAATTTAGCCACAGCCTAGTTCAACCAGAATAAAGAATCGTCAGTAGCTGGTTTATTAACAGTATCGTTTATTTGATTTATTTCTGTCTCAAATGAGGCCAATATATCAATATATCTCATTTATCTTCGTTGTTAGATTTTGGTTTCTATGATAATGCAAATTTGTAATTTGTAATGTACATTTGCACGGCACCTTCCACTAATTCCTAAAAACACGAAAATGGTAATTCACAATAGCTGTGTACAGCTCCTTTTGAATCATCTTTATCGTTATAATTCAGTATATTAAATCGATATGGCTATCTGCAATATACTAAATCTACGGCATCAATGTGGGTATATTTATCGTGTATTACTTTTAGACAATCACTACCTGTTAATGTACTTTCCAGAACAACCATAGGTGTACGAATTATACCACCTGAATTATAAAATGAACCTACTACACTTGGGACATCAATTTGTCTGATTATGGCATTTGGGGTATGCATGAACTTCTCAGTTTTTACTTGATGTTTGTATGTTTTGTCTAATATACTATTTGATCTAATATATAAATAATAATCTGTAGGCAAATAAAATATATCAGAGTAATCGTCCGCATCCGGTTGTCTTTCAGGAACAGCTAAACGTTTATGTTTGATTAAACTTTTTATTGTGTCATTAATTTTATTTGCAGATTTAGAACCTCTTTCTGTTTGATCTTCTAATAAGAACAAGTCATTAACATATTTCTACTAATACTCACTTAAGAATGAGTATATAGTATCGGTATCCAATTTTTCGTCAAATTCAAATTCAGGATATATCTCAATTAATCTGCGTTCAAATTCGATACCTAATTGTCTTGTCTGTTCTGTTGTCATGATTCAAGAGGTCTTGTTTGTACTTCTGCTGTTAATCTCGGATTTTCTACAATCTTAGTAGACAATAATATAGCCAAGTTAATCAACTCTTCAGCCATAGTGTCGTTTAACTAAAATGTAGAGGTTTCTGAGAAATCAGCATTTCCGTTTTCTAATGCAAATTTATTTGGTTTTTGTATGTAAGTAAGTGTTAGTCTTGTGGGAGCTTGATATGCAAACGAATCATATAATACATAAAATTTATCACCTTCGATGTACAATACTGGATGCATGATCCATGGTAAATTAGTAGCTGTATTCATAAAGCTCTAAGCTATCTCATGTGTGACTAATTCCACATTTGCACTATTATGAGCCTTATTATCTACAGACTATATAAAGTCCATCAAGTCCACATTACTATTTACATAATACAACATACTATCGGGTATTTCAAAGTCTACTTCATTACTTGCATTTAAAATATTTTGTGAAGTAGACGCATTTATTGCGATAGTATTGATTAATGGTCTGACGTCCTCAATAGCTTTATTGTCACTCTCAAATAAAGCTTGTCGAGGATTGTTACCAGTTAATTTCTAAGCCAGCAATGCCAAATAAGCCTTATCTAACAAAGTGGCTATTTCATATTCAGTTAACGACGGATATGACGATGTGATATCTGCTTTGTCATATTCAATCATAAACTTAGTATAAATGTCTTTATGCGTCATATCCTTAATGTTTATTATTTACTTTCTATCTAATTTATGATAGATAGTTTCAAATCTTGATTCTTCTTTGCGTCAAGATATGCAATTGCATCTTGTTTAGAGTCTGCAAATAGCTCAGAACCATAATAGTACTGTGTACGATCTTTACGGATAATACCTTTAGCTATAGCTTCTTCAAGCAAGAAATCCGTATCTTTCTGTTTGTTGTTTATCCATTTCTTGAAGAAATCAGCTGGATGCTTATCTACAAGATTAAACAAAGTAGACTCAACAAGCTCATTAGAAAGATTATCAGACTTAACACCCCATATACGCAGACATTTACGCATTTGATCAAGGGTGAGTTTATCAAACTCTTTAGTTGCATCTCTACGCTGTTTATTAATTCTGTTCTGTTCAATTGCCTCTGCCTGCCTATTAATCAATAGATAATCCTTACCAGCATCAAGCTTATCAAGCGACGTAGACACTCTTTTGTGCCCGCTAAGGAACTTGATAATCATTGCCTGACGAGGGTACTGATCGTCTAAAATTAAGGCTCTAGAGCCAACTTTAACACTAAACGTTTTCCAAAAATCTGATGATTTAGAAAGCGTACCTTCAGGATAACCTAAAGCCTATTCAAAATATTTTTCATCCTCGGGTGTTAGACCCGTATATATCGACCCAGACCGAGTGAAGTAAGGGGCTATATAGTCGAAACACGACTTATATTTAATAATACCGGCCCAGGGATTTTTTCTCTTAATCTTTAATTCAACTACCATAATTATAAAATTAGTAAGTCGTAATGTCGGTCGCTGGGGCAATTAACCCCAGCTCGAACATTATAATATATTATTATATGTTACTACTTATTAGGCAGCAACATTGATTGAGTCGAAATCATTTGCAAGGTCTGAATCCTCTGCATCGCAGTACAGAATACCGCAAGACAGCGGGTTACGCAGCATTATACCCTCCTCACCGAGGAAGTGTACCTGATAACCATCGCGGCTGTTAGACCTGAGCGTGTTGATGCTGTTACCATAACCACTCGGGATTACAGAACCACCAGTACACCACTGAACGAACTCACGACCACGGCGACATACCTTAACGATATTAGCCTGACCGTCACGCTGACCGAGATCAACGAACAAGAACGTATATGACATCAGGGGTTTACCTGTAATCGGGTGAAGTGTACGGAACATCTCCATATTATCAAACAGTGCACAACGCTTAACCGTCAGCTCGATACCGTTAGTCATCTTATACGTTGTAAACTGACCACCGAGAGTCAACTCCTGACCAGAGCCAGTTATAAACTTCGTATCGATCAGAGTAAAGCCTGCAGCTTTCTCGCGGAGTACACGATCAAATTCTCTTGTCGTTTATATTTAGTTTAGATCGCTACTCTAAACCGAGTTCTGTGACCAATAGAACTCCTCATGTTTTCACATGAGACTTGACTATATCTTTTACTCAATTGAGTAATCCACCATTTCGGATTCGCTTGAATCCTACGCCGTATCGGCTAGTCGATGAACTTTACATCTACATTTTCTGGTTATAATTTTATAACCTTTCATTGAACCACTTGGTATTATCACGTCTTTGTCACCGTAACGTTTTATCATTGTACATAAGGTAGATTTACGTATACCGAATACTTTACTTGCATTTTCAAGTCCGAGTATACTAAAATTTTCATCACCTTTTACAAATGTTACCAACGTTTTTGTAACAACACCTAAACCATTGTCGTAAGCTCTTTTTTTATTTTCCTCAATATCTACCCATTCGAGATTGTTTAAACTATTATTTAATTTATTACAATCTACATGGTCGATTGAATTATAATTATTTGGATTTGGAATAAATTGATCTGCGAGAACTTCATGTACTAATCTACGTTTCCATTGTACATTATATCTCATATAACCATTTTTAATAGTAGTACTTACAAATCGTTTCGATTTAGTATTATATAAAGAACCAAATTTATTTATCACATATCCGTCATGCTCTTTTACAGGCTCGTATGTAGATAAATCTAATTCTTTAAACGTATCGTCTAATAATTTATTTATATGTACTCTATAAGGTTTATCATTTATTCCGATAAGAGTTACTTTATTTTCAAATGGTTTTAAATACTTATTAGTATATTTATCATATACACTACCGTCTGAATATATTACATATCTATATTCAAATCCTCTAAGTGGTTTATGTAGTGTCTTAGTTGCTGATTGTCTATTTAACATCTATGTGTTCATAATTAAAATGTTATTCTATGATTTTTAATTCTTTAAGATTTTCCAGCAGTTAAGTGGATTCTGCGTATACTGTCGCCAGTATAAGGAGCTTTTATCAAAAACCCATCTCACCAGTCAGAGCGAGGAACTTACGCTCATTAGTACCAATCAAGTTGTAGCAGAGATCGAACAGGTAATCCTCAAGAAGCTCTGCAGTAAGCGTAGTATAGTAACGTACGTTAGCGGGGCTAATCTGCTCGAACAAACCAGCACTTACAGGTACGGGCCTGCCGTTAGTTCCCTTGAGAGCATACGTACCATCAGCAAGCCTATTAGACTTAGCAAACAGCATGAACTTCTCCTCACGACGCTTCCACTCACGGAGTGCCAACCAATACTGATACTCAGACCAGAGATATGAAGTCTTACCAGTCTCAGGATCCTTCAATGCGATAGCCAATACTGTAGAGTAAGCATCGCCGGTGATATCGTAAGACAAACGCAACGTAGTAAGACAGTTACGCATCTTAAACGGCGTCTGATAGTTGATGATATCAGCCTCATCGCTGTACTCTTCGTAAGCGCTACCTACACGGCTTACCTGACGACCAGGGAGCAAGTACTCAACAGGAATATAAGAACCTGCAAAACCATCAGCTACATAGCACTCATATACCCAAGTAGAACCATCCTGATAAGGCATACCGTTTACACGTACCTAGAAATTAATGTTGTCGAACGAAAGTATTGCACCGGGACCGAAGTAGCGATCTTCCAGACCAAGATAAATAGGAGTACCATTGATACCAGGAGTTTCAGTCTCAACATCAGCTATTTTCAGCTCTTTGCCATTGTACTTAGCCCAACGAATATTGATAGCACGCTCCTCATCGATCATTACGCTCCACTCGTATTCGCGGTTGTCGATAATCATAGTCTTACCAAGACCGCCAGTAATCAGATCGATTGCGGTCGAAACGCCGCCATCCTTAGTACCGAATACCAATGACAGCAAACCTGCTACTTCATGAGGTCTTGTCAGAAGTGCATTTGAAAGCATATTCTCATCAACCAAATCAGAGAAACGACGTCCACGATAAAGTTGAAGATTATTTAAAAGTGTATTCATATTTTAATTTAAATTAAAATTATCAGTGATACCACATAGACGCAATGTCGGCAACTGAACGTTTCTTGTCATCTATATTATAAGTCGAATGATTTTTCTGAGAATGCCTTAGCATTTGCCTCAGTTTATTAGCGGCAGTTGTTTGACCATTTTTAGTAGCTTCACTAATCAATGCATCACCTTTCATTGTAAAGTAAGCAGATTCGATTAAATTATTAACCATATTTTTATTGAAATCTTTTTGGTACTATGTTTGACCAGTAGCGTCTACTTTAGTGATGTAGTCAAACAATAGTTTTCGGTCTTCTTTAGGAATATTGACACCACGAATGGTTTTTAAATTCGTAATCGTACTATTTAAGCTATTTACAAATTCCATAGCTTGCTGTTCTTGCTGCATACGATACTGTTCTTGAGCTTTCTGTTGCTGTTCGATTTGCTGCTGTTTATATATTTTGAGCCTTCCAATAGCATCAGATGCTTCATCCTCAAGTACACCAGCATCTTCATAGCGTTCAATTTTCCTATTAATTTGTTCTTCTGTATAACCAGATAACCTTAGATAATCCTTAACTGCCAATTTCTGATTATCTTCATCTTCTATGTCGAGTTTTTCGTATTGTATATCTTGAGACATATTATTGTAGAAATCGTCAAAATTACCACCATTACGTACATATTCGTCAAGACGAGCTATACGTTCATCAGAATATTGTGGTTTTGAATTTTCTTCTACTACATCTTGTATATATTCAATTAAACCGTCTATAGAAGTTGGTTTTTCATCATCGTCTACCTCCCAACCTAACTCTTCTGCGAAAGCATCAAAGAAAGCTCCAACTTGGGTAGCCTCATTTGCATCTCCGTTCGGATCGTTGTTCGGATCGTCTACACCATCACCATCGTCAATATTTGATGGTTCTGTAGGTGGTTCGTTGCCTGTTGGAGGATTATTTATATCGTCTCCGAGTCCGTCTGCAGGATCGTCGTTATTTATTGGGGGTTCATTTCCATCCACTGGCGGTTCATTACCGTCAGGATTATCTATATTGTCATCACCTTGCACAATCGTAGTATCTGGATCATCAAGACCTAAATCATCAAGATTTACGATACTCTCTCCACCTTCAGGATTACTCAAACCGAGACTATTGAAGGCGTTATCAAATGCAGTGCTAGTCTTTTTCTTAGCCATAATATATTATAATTGTTTATTAGCGCCATTTGGCAGCGTTGGCTGCAAAGTTGGCTCTTTTTCTTAATGTCGAACTATATTTGCCTTTTGGGGCATTTAATATTTTTCGTGCATAAGCCTAAACGCCCATTCCTGCACGTTTAGCTGCTGCTGTAAATTTACCTCTATTCTTTTTCTTAATGTGTATACCGGAATCCTTACCTTTATCATAGTTTACAGAATTATCTACTCCGAAAAATTCAGGAAACGCAGGAGATGAATATTTATAACTCTCTGCAAAATCAATCGCATCATTTGGATTATTAAATCTAAAGCTTTGATTCTGTACCATCCATTCAGGGAATATTTCCCAAGGATTTGGAATATACATTAGTTCTCCTCCAATATTCATTACAGAAGGAGTAGCATCATTACCGTAAGAACCAAGAATAATATTAGAACGATCACCTTGTCCGAATGCCGGAATATATCTATTGTCTTCTCCAGTCATACGTTTGGCTGTAGGATTTCCGAGCATAGATTGGGTGATTATATAATCATAATATCTATGATCATCTTTCCCAGTATCAAATTCACCCAACTCATTTTTCTTATGTCTCTACAGACGAGCGGGACTTTTAAGAATTTGATCTTTTCCTCGAGCAAAAGAAGGTATATCGGTAGAAGCAGAGGGTTTACGAGTTTTATGAGGTTTTACTATCTTTTTCATAATTATTTCTCTCCTGCAACTTTATTCTTCAGAGCTGTGCGAGCTTTAACTCTTTCTCTTTCAAGAGCTGCGTCGTCTTTCTATTTCTGCAACGCTGTTTCATGCTTCATCTTCTCACGCTCCAAAGCAATCTTCTGTTCTTCAATGTTCTTCTTTTGTTCGGATTCATATCGTTTAGTATATGCGTCCTCACGTATCTTCATCTACTGAGTAGCATCCTTGGCCATTTCAGCAGGATCGGGTATACCATTCTGGTTAATATCCTTTTCTTCAGTACCACGATATGTACTAATCTCGGCTACAGCAATCTTAGTTGCATTATCCTGATCAATCTTGTATCTCTCAAGATCCAACTCAGCTTCTTTAAGTGCAAGCTCTTGCTGTTTGGCTTGATTCTGCATTTCTTGTATTTGTACAGCCTGATCTTGTTGAGCTTGTTGCTGTTGTTGCATAAGTTGCTCTTGTCTGGTTTGCATATCCTTAAGTTTTTGCTTGAGTATATTGAAGTTGTCATTAGTCAATATCTCAGCAGCCTCAAGCAGTGATGCACCATTCTACATAGCAGGTTGTATAAGCTGTTGTAGCTTCTATATGTTTTCAAGATCCTTAGATGTATCACTTACGAATACATCCATATCTTCATAATAGAAGTCCTTAGTGATATTCAAGAATGCACGTTCACCATTATCAAATACGTATTGAAGTTTATTTTTACCGGTATCCTACCATGCACCTTTAGCTGTATTTAACAACATATTCAGTACATGTCTTTTACATTGATTGTGTACCCAAAATAGAGGTTCCGTTATATGTGATGATTGTACAACACTGCGTTCCACATTACCTACTAACTCAGATGTACTAATAGCACCCTGACGTTGTTCAGTAATACCTGTAATGGTACCAGCTAATTGTTCTATTTTATCCATCAATTGAATATACTCAGCTATCACGTTACTCATTGTAAGATCGAGCGAAGTAATCTGATTGAATTGCGCAGGTTTACCACCTTCACGACCAGGTACATTCCAAGATTCATCATAAGGGTTGATAAAGTTAACACCTACAGAAGATAGGTAATGTAACCACCTATCTACAGTAATACCCATAGATTTAGGTATCTGTGTGACATCCATATTGACTACCTTACCTTTATCTCTGGCTATAGCTAACTCTAACCTATACCATAACACTATGTACATGTACTGTAACGGTTTAAGTATGCTTACCAAAGAACGTGGTTTACTATTGGTAGCGCTATATACAGCACCACAATACGGTAGCTTTTGACTATTTGGATTATCGAGACTTACGTGTTGATATTCTATAGGTTGCATACCAAAATAAAGATCTTGGCCACACCTATAACCTTCCCACACCTCAACTATCCAATCTGGTTCTACACTTATTTCTGTCCCTACTTTTTTGTAAGTCTCATCAACAATGTCGACTTGGAGTTGGCCAGATTCATCCTATGTGGTAACATAGTATATTTTTTTGAAAGATTTCCAACAACAGTGCCATACGTTAACACAGTGGTTGCTTTTCTCATCATATAACGGGTTATCGTAGAAATGGAATTGTATACCTTTAAAATTATCTACTGGATTGTGTTCTCCAAGATTAGTTGCAGGTACAGCATTAACCATTTCCGTAAGTTTATTTAAATCTTTTTCGGTGAGTTTATCATAATATCTATCATACACTTCCTGTATTGGCATACGCATACGCCTACAACACCAAGCTCCATCTTCGATAAATTCAAGATCTGGACTTTTATCGAATGAGAAATACATCGGATTAACTCTTTCCATAAATGGTTCTGAGTTAAGTATTCCTACATAATATATTTCCCTACCTCCGATCAATCCGTCTTTCCAACCTTTGATAAATTCGTTATCGATATTAAGCTTTTCTCGTAGATAAGTAAGTGTATGATACGCAGTGTTTTCTACTACGTCCTTATAGTCTTTATCCATATACTTAGCTATTTGTTCTGGTGACATTATTTCACCATTAGCTAACTATTGTTGAAACTATTGTTGTTCTTCAGGACCCATTTGAGACATTATCTCAGCTTCTATATATTGTAAATATAGTTCTTTTTGTTTGTCCATTATACTAGACGCAGCTTCTTGAGAAGTACGAACGACCCTAAAATTTAAAGGTCGTTTGGTTTCTTCACCAATAAGCAAGTCGATTTTAGGTCTAATGATATTGAAGTCCTAAGGTGTAGCAGGAAATCCATCTTCAACTTTAAAAGGATTTGTAATTTTCTTAAAATCCTTTTCATCAAAGATGCTATTGTATAAATTATAATAGGTCTATAACTCACCAAATGCACTATATGTCTGTCCCCCAGAAACAATATTGCCTTCACCTATTATAAAATTTACACAATCTTTTTGCCATTGTTCAGTCTTTTTCGATAGCGGTAGTTTTTGCTAGGGGAACCTCGAATGATACAAACTATCTTCTATCATATTTAAAATGTAAATATAGGTACATCATCTTCTTGAGGGGTTTCACTCCACCATTGACTGCCAAATAACGGCATATCAAATAATTGTACCTGTTTGTTTTCATCTTTATTGGCTTGTACTTTTACTTGGTACAGCTCTTCTCTAAATATCATAACCATGCATAATGCTATTACACGGTCTACATTTCGTTCACCATTATTCATTATTAATTCTTCTAACAATGGCTCGCTATATATTCTTTCAAGATTCGGATGCCCTGGTTCGTATTCTTCTCGTAGCCAGTCATTTATTTTTTCTTCGGCGAACAATCGAACCTATTTAGTCATATGACATCCCTTCTTACGATTCACTTTAGAATCTCTAAATATCTACGCTATTACCTTATCAGGTTGATCTGCTAATAAGTAGTCGCAGTGTTTATTTACAAAATATTGATAAATACCAAGTTTCTCATTCTCGTATAAACAACGAGCGTTATAGAATGTAAGTAATTTACGTACATTCTCATAGTATTCATCTGCCGTATTAGGTCTACCTGAATATTCAGCTACTATTACATCAGTCCATGCTTCTCCAGCTTTAAATCGCTTAAATATGATTGTAGAGCCTAAAGAATTAGTTCCGGATTCATTCTAGTCGTAAGGGTCATTGCCAGCTATATATAGTCCATACGGAGGATCTGTAATAGGATACTCCCATATCACTATGGAACCTTCAGGCTTTTCTCCGTTCTTTAACGGATATGTTGTAATGTCACCTGATTTCTTTTCTACAGCTTCGACACCACCATTACCATCCCATCGTAAGTCTACTACGTGTTTCATACTCTGTAGTTTAGTATTAGTACGTAATCTACTTAATTGATTAAGCAATAGCTTACGTGGAAATATATTACCACCTAATTCAAGCATTGCTTCTGCAGGAGTTAACGGACGTTCTGCTACATATCTATCAAGTAATTGTTGGTCTCCTTTACCCTCTTGTACTATCTTTCGTTGTTTCACGCATTCACGTATGGCTATATCGCGTAGAGAGTTTCCATCCTTGTCCATGTACTTTTGATTTCCATCTTCGTCAAAACCCTCCATGTTAGCCCACTGTGGTACAAAGAATGCACATTTTGAATTTTCGTCTACATCTTCGTCCCATATATTCGGGAATTCATATATGTTGTAAGAACTTGGATGATAGAATGCATCTTTCAAACCATCGAATGCCGCGCCCTCAGTACCACCAGTACCATACATAATCTACATAGCGCCGAATGTTGTACCGTCATCCAACTCAAGAGACGCACGAGCAATAGACCACGCTTCTTGCAGATTCTCAAATTTACCTGCTTCCTCCCATAAGAATAACTTACCACGAGTACCACGAATACGTTCCGGATCGTTTTTAAGTGTAATTCCGATGATGCTTGACTAATAACCCTGTTCAGTTTCTTTACCAAATTCATCTTTCACTTTAAATCCTGATGTACGCTCCATAGCCGTAGACTTGAGCCTTTGTTTAGCCCACGCTGTATTCTTATCTACAAAATCCATAATCTACCAAGCTTTAGTCAAAAGTCCATCGCCAATTAAGAACTTCTACTCAGAAGCTATTGCAAAGTTTTTAGAACCTGGTATAAACTCATAATTACGTACAAGCATTGATGCGCCTTTAAACGAATAACCCTTTTTACGAGCTTTCATTACTGCCATATGTTGACCAGCTAATTCCGCATCTTCTATTGCGTAAAAGTAGAATGCATCATAATCCCAAAACGAAGGAAAGCCAAACGAGCGCTCACGACGTTGTCTCTTTATGCCATATCTATCAATATAATCACTTACCTTTACGGTATATATTGGGGAATAATTTAGATAGAAATAATGGTAGCCTGTAATATATTCCCCATCTTCAGCAGTATACCCATTAAGACATCTATCTGTCTCCTAATCCCAATACTTTACATAATCGGATGTACCTCTAGGAGCATCGGTATATGTACCATATTGTAAGAAGTGTAATGCTGCTTGTCTGAATTTGTCAGTATTATGAAATTTTTGTTTAAAGTCTACCATGTTGATTAATCATTTAAAGACTACTTTGGCATTTCGTAAAGACCGATGATACCACCGCCTTTTACTTTGCCTGAGTCTAATTGTTCCGCCTTGGCTTGTTTCATGGCTATATCTAACGATTTAACTATATTACCTACGTCTTTTAATATACGAGTAACTTTAATCGCTGTATCTATATCCATCTCGCCAGTAGAATATTCATTTAACGCCTAAATAAGGCCCTCTGCCGCGTTTCTTGAAGCTCCTAGTAATCTTGTACTAGGAGTCTCCTAAAACTCGTTAAATCGCTTTATAAGCTCTTTTACGTCCGCGTCAGGTTCATAATTAGTACCAAATACATCTTGTGCTACTCTCTGTGGTCTTTCGTTTTCTGGATATGCTTCATATGGACTGTTCCATTTATATGCCCATATTACATATTCTAATTGTTTCTTAGCTAAGTTTTTATCTTTGGCATTGTTATAAAAATCTCTGAATGGAGGTATTGCAAGATCTTCGGTACTAAATACTATTTTACTTCCTTTTATATCAAACATAATGTATTATTCAAATACTTCAGCATTATAAGTACAAACCCAATAATTGCTTCTATCTCCTATTATACTACCAATGTATACAAATGTATATATTCCCCAATGGTTTAATCCGACTGAAGTAGCTTTTTCTGTACTCGAACCACCTACAATACCATTATATTTATTATACATAATTTTACATCCAGATCCATTGACTGTAACATTTGATTGTGTAGCTACAAATATTTGTATAGTGTTACTATCAATATAATGTGTCCTTGGAATAGGTAATGTTATGCTAATATTAGAACTACCGTAATAAATATATTTAGAACTTTCTCTAATATTTAAAGATATCGTTTCATTATTCGTAAGTGGTGACCATAAATATTGTTCTCCTCCGTAATTTTGTATACCATACAAACTGGATGGAAGATATGAAGCTATACCATACATATCTATATTATCTGTCTTTGCTGCATCAATAAATATTCCAGTATGGATTCCATTAGTACCACTATGTTGCGCTCTAACCAATAATGATGAATAAACATGTCCGCCTAAAGATACACCCTAATCTTCTTTATAAGAAGACGACATTCGTATTTGTGACACTGGATACGGATTACTAAATTCATCATTTATTGTAGATTTGGATTTTAACTCAATTGAATCTACATCGATATTTATCGTACCGGAAGTCGAAGAAGAATGAATTTTATTATTTTCAATATTGTAACCTCCAATAGTACCACCCACGATATCCACATTGCTCATTTTGGCAGTTTCGTCCTCCACCCAAAGAACATCGTCGCCATTCTCCCTGTTCTTAATGGTAACCTTATCTCCGTATATTTGTACAGTGCCGGTATCTGCACCTTTGTCAAGACTAATGTTAATACCTGCTTTACGCATTTCATTGGCTATTACAGAAAAATCTATTTGCCCTGCAGTAATATCTGCAATAGATTGACGTATAGTGTCTAATTCTCCATTTATTTCCGTAACGCTTGCAGATATAGCCTCGGCAGTTTGCTTTATAGTGCTATAATTCGCAAAATTGCCTTCAATTTGCCCAAATCTACTTACCCAATGATTTGCAGTTACTTCCCAAAATGATGTAGCTCCAGTTATAGTTAAATCTACAGCCATTGTGTAAATATACGGATCTGTAGTGTTTGGGATATAAAATTTTATCTCAATACGACCTTTAGTAGCAGGCCAATACATCAAAGCATTGTTGTGCGTCAATGCGGTAGGAATAGCGTTAGAACTATTTCCGAAATCTACAGAAGGATCAAAACTAAATTGAGCAGTCCAATCTTCCTCTGGGTTCGTATCTACATCTAATGTATTAGAATTAGAAATTTCCGAAGCCACAGCTTCAACCCAAATTCTGACTTTATCTGTGTTTGTATCGCCTGTATAATTTACAGCATCATGAATTAATTCTCCGTTTTTATATACACATATGTCAAAATCGAGAGATTGAGCGTAAAACGATTCAATTAAACCTTGATCGTCAAAATCTGTACGATATTCTCCCACACATGTGTTGGGTACAACAGAGACCTAATAGCCATCCCCGATATCTGTAGCTTCTCCAGGAGGACCTTGTGGACCTTGAGGGCCTGGGTCACCAGCCTCACCCTTATCACCTTTATCACCTTTTTCTACTTGTAGCATCCAATACGTAGTATTTCCAGGAGCTATACCTTGTGTAGTACCTTCTTGATATACATTTAAATAAAGACTGCCTTGGTAACTTACACGATCCCAATAATTATAGACAGTACTCGGATTATATTCACCTCTGTCTACACATACTGGATTATAACTATCACCACTAATTAATCTAAACAAATTAGTCCTAAAAGCTACTTGTCCGGGACTAATTATACTGTTCAATACAGCGTCATTTAGATCATATGATATGACTCTACTATACATTTTGATAGATGGAGAGTCTTCATCGGTAGCACTAATAATAATGATATTTTGGCGATTTGTCTGTTCGTCGTCACTATTACCAAATTGTACTATTACGTCTCCGGCTTCTGGTTCGTCAGATCCTGATGCGCAATTACTTTTATCAAGTACAATGTAGTTTTTATTTCCGTCTTCCCCTACTTCAATTACCTGTCTCCAATAAAATTTATTAGATACTCCTTCGTATACGCCTTCTTTAATATCAAACGTTTCACAACGAACAAGATCGTTTACTTGAAATGTATTTGTAGTGGCTGTTGTACCATCATCTGATTTTAAATAGCATTTCCAACTTGTACCCTAATCTTCAACAGATTCAATTGTACCGCCTGCTGCAGATAGTACAATATTCCCATTTACATAAGATAATTTACGTATTTCAAGTTCTTCAAATACTGCTTTATTGCGTACAAGGAGATTGTCGATTTCTAAATGAGAATAAGTGTCTTTCCCATCATAAGCTTTGTTGCCAAGATAAAATCCAGTTCCATCGATTCCAGATAAGAAATCTTCACTTAATAATTTAGGAACAGTAATATTATGAGTAGTTTCGTCGTCCGTGTCTTTACGTAAATAACGTTTGTCCAATGTCGCCATATCCCCGGGAGTGAGACCTCCTTCACCACCGCCACCACCAGTTGACGCTACGGATATAGTACCATCGTCCGTAACATCTATACCAGATCCAATCTTAACACCGCCAAGTCTAGTACCAGTAGCTACGGGTAATTCGTAACTACCTCCGCCACCACCTTCTTCAATGTTGGTTATTCTATCTCCAAGATTTATAATATTCTGTTCGATATTTTGTATCGTTTCTTCGAGATTGGTTATATCTGAAGTATTTTCTTCAATCAATTGGCGTAACTGTTCTATTGTTATTCCGTATTGATTGATAAGTCTGGTTAATTCATCAATCTGATCTTGTATATCAGACAAATCGGGGTTATCACCAGAACTACCCCCTGATCCAGCTAATTCCTCAATTAATAATTTTACCTCTTCTTCGGTAGTATAATAATCAGGAATTTCAGATAAAAAATTTAAATCGTTTTCAAGCTATGACACTTTAGTAGGAATATCATCTTTGTCGGCCTTGTTATCGAGCTCTATTTGCAAATTGCCGATAGTGGTACCATCTTCAGAATCTGACGAATTTAACTTTATACTGTCTAATTTCTATCTATCTTCTTCTGAAAGATGTATGTCATCATTATTGATGTGTTGGTATAATTTAGCACCAACAGAACCTATTTGAACGTCATAGCTATCGTAAATTAAATGATCATTCATAGCTATTAATTTTATATACATGTATAAACACAATAAGGGGGCAACCAACTGGTTACTCCCTTATTTATACCCCCAGTTCCGGCTTAAGGGGTATCTCAGCCATTATTTTTAGGCCGCCGCTTGAGCATTTGAGGATTGATCAGCCACAGGCTCTTCAACTGAAGACTCCTGCGAAGCTTCGTTTGGCAGATCTATAGCCTTCTCCGCGCTATCCATATTTTCTGTCTGTGACCCGTTAGGGTTTGTATTTTCTGTTACATTTGTAGAGCCGAATCCTTTAACACTACGCTCAGTCTCGCTAAGCTCTTCGGCCTCTATAAACTCAGTTTCAGGAAGTTTCATTATTACAAGTTGAGCAAATCTTTCACCTTCCTTATACAATGCAGGAATTACATCTGTAGTATTACGCATTACCATCATTACTTCTCCACGATAATCAGCGTCGATTACACCTACACAATTACTTGCAACAAGTGATGTCTGATATACCGAACTGCGAGGGAAAAGCAAACCTACATAACCTTCAGGAATCTCTACTGCAATGCCAGAATGATATACAAGCATTACTTGATTACAAGCATTCCTAACTGTAGTAATTGCTGCACATGTCAAATCGAAACCAGCATCTGTAGCATACGATTTAGAAGGTGCTACTGCCTTCTCTGTTAATTTCTTAAATTTAATTTCCATAATTATTTCTTATAACTTCCTATTTTTAAATATTTCCACCACGAATAATGTTTCCTGTTTTTTAAGTACTCCAGATCATTTTCGTGGGAGTGTGCTTCTTCTTCAAACGATACATCATGATAATCGTCATTTTGAGTCTTTCCTTTCCCGAAAATATGTATCAATAAATATTCTATGATGTACCATAAGTAAAACGGTATCCAGAGCATTTCTTTCATCTGGGCCGAATGTATTTTCTCGTGATTGATATCTATTTCTGTAACAGGGTGCTCGGCATCTGATCTTACAAAAAGTATTAAACCGAGAAAGTTAAATATTTTATAACCTTTAAAAGGTATTAATTTATTTTTCCAGACTATCATGGTGTATCAAAAATTACATAAACATCATTGCTATACCAGAAGCTAACATTGCACTTACACCACCATGATTAAATATATGATAGTAAAGTTTATTATTTGCTATGTCTTTCTTCTGGACTTTAATGTCTTCACACGAATCTGGATCTATTTCCCATTTCAATTTAGGAGCCATTATTGTTGACATTGTCCAACAGAGTGCTCCAAATATAAATATAAATTCCATAATCGTTAATGTTTAATTAGTAGTCCCCGATGAAGCGGTTAAGCTTAAACCGGGGTGATCTACCTCAAGCGGGTCTTCTCTCGCTGCCGACCTCTTATTCCTGCAGAGTGATTACGTTATTGACTCAAGATAGATCTATATAATTCAAAAAGTCATTTTTTCTTTCCACAATCTGTAAGTGAAAATAAATAGGAGTATTTATTTATGTTAAAAATAAATGTCTCACACTCTGATTTAAGACCTGCGTATAATGGTTCATCTGGTATTGTCTGATAAAATTTGAGTGTTTCATCTAATACGTTGCAGATAAACTCCATCGGACAAGTAATTGTACCAGGATCACCTTTAACGTCATTAGGACCGAGATGTGTACAAAGTACTCCCATTATTCCTTCTGCGACTGTATCTTGATAGTCTGACAGAATTTTAAGGAACTCGTCAAGTCTTACGTGAATGTTATTCTTTTCGGCTGCCCAATGCAAATTCTTACATTTTGTTTTCCAGCCTTCTAATTGATTTATAAATTGTACAAACTATGGTAATGTATTGGACGTAGACTGAGTGGTCTACTTAGGCTATAGGTTAGCTATAGCGTTTCCTTTCATTGTACGTTTTTCTATTTTCGGCATCAATTGTATACTCATGATTTTATATTTTAAGTTAACTTTTGGTTCACAGGGGAGAGTCGAACTCCCGCCGCCTTGAAAGGTGAACAACCGTATTCGACTGTGAACTCATATTAAAAATGATATTTACACTATTTTATAGTTTTTCGTACCCCTACTAGGATTTGAACCCAGACTGACGGAGGGTTCGCTCTACCGACTATTGCATCCAGTCCTAAGACCAGTCTTCTCGTTTAGTCTGTCACGCTGCTTTCGCTTGCGCCTCGTCGTGTTCTACTTCCGAGTCAATTAGAGAAGATTCTAATTGTGGATTATGTATTATCCCACAACCATCCTTTATTAACCAATAACTATTACACCAAAACTTATCTTTATTTCTCATCAATGTTCTTGTGCAAGTTTTGATACGTTTTGTACGAACTTCATTATTTTCGATCAGATCTTTTGCAGTTTCTATTAAACTGCCATATCTTTTTATTTCATTATGATCTTTATCGTAACGTATTACGTATCTTTGATTTGAGTGCTTTTGACCAGATTCATTTACTATTTTAGTAACTACACATCTTCGTATTCCTAACTCCTTAGATACCTTTTTAATGTTACCTAATTTACTATATGTAGATTCTACTAAATTTCTTAATTCTTCGGTAATTTCGTATTTGGATTCGTTAAGTTGCTGATTTCTACTTCCGTATGTACAAGTTTGACTGTGACAATTAGGACATAAAAACCTAAGATTCTCTAATCTATTATCGTTATTTATTCCATTAATATGGTCTAATTCGAGACTTAACGTTTTTCCGTTCCACTCTGTAACACCACATATTGCACACTTGTATGGAATTAGTTTTTCTTTTAGTATATATCTACGTAGTACGTTTCTTGCATGTTTACTTTTTTCTTTTAGAAGTTCTTTAGGATCGACCTTGCGTTCTTGAGATCTTGTAACTACTGTAGATCTTCCTTTTAAATCCGTTCCACTTAATCCTAATTCTTCCATTCGTCTACGAATCTGGGAATACCCCCAAGAATTTCCTTTTATCGAATACCCTAATTTAAATAAAATTTCGGATATATTTTGGCTGGACTTAACTATGCTAACAAACTGTTCGTCCGAAAGAGCATATATTTTATTTTCCATAAGTAATAATTAATTGTTTGAAAGAGCCTCCCGCGCTACCATTACGCCATAGGGGAATGACACGTGGGTTAACCCTCCCACGTAAGGGGACTTCTCTTATCGAGAAGATTTCTTAAAGAGTCGGCGCCACAATCTCTTGAAGAAATTGGGTTTCTTTTCCTCTACCTTCTCTACAGTGTACGTAAGAGTACATGTAGCACAAGGCTCGTCTGCCTGAATAGAAGCTTCTTGCTCCTCTACATAATCCAAGAACTCCTTTACTGCAATATCTGCAATAATCTGACGTTCCGTTGTAGTCAGGCGGTTATTAAACTTAGCTTTAGCAAATGCCTCATATACACTTTTGGCATCAGTAGCATTTGTCAAATCTACTGTCAGTATTAAATCGTTATTCTTCTTCATGATAATTATTATATTAAAAACTTGGACAAGCAGTATCGCAACATTCAGTAATACTAGCTTTTTGGTTATTTTGCTGATTCTCATACTCCTTCAACTTAGCGAAATATTCAGAAAGTTGTTCGCTCTTAATAACAAATCTATAAAATCTGTTTTTAGGATCAATATTCCAATCTCTAAACGTAAGAAGTATATCTCCTGGTTTCAAATGAAGTATCTCTTTACTATTATCGCGTCCACCAGGTATCAGATCTATCGGCTCGTCTACCATGCGTATGTAATCTACCGATTTATCTGTAGTTTTAACTTCTGTGGTATTGAAATCTTCATTCAGTTTCATTATAGCCCCGTCAGTAAAGAATGCTGGATGTTCTAAATTAATTGTCATCTTGCTGTATATTTTAATTGTTTATTCTCTTTATACCTCGTCTTCAACTTGAACTTGAATAGTTCGTTAATTAGTATATCTCGAATATCCGTAGGATCTTTCATTCTTTCAGCTATTTGTTGGAATTGAAACATCACTACTTTATGAACCACATTTGGGTCTTCATTTAATTGTTTTGCTACTAATCTACAAATCTAATCTAAGTTTCTCATTTTTCGACGGCTACTATGTCGTACATGCTAATTAATTGGGAATCCTTGAACAAGTCGAAATATTTACCGTAATTATACACGATAATGTCGCCAACCTCTATTTCAAGCATCGATCCTTTGTATTTCTCGTCGTTCATCTGCATTATGTACTGTGCCGGAAGCTTAAGTACTACTCCTTCTGAGTATGAGGAATCAACTTCTTTTGTTTCTTCCGCAGTATCATAATCTACAGCATCTACTCCATTTTTATCCTTTCCTGTTTGTGCATCAGATTTTACTGGTACAACAAACGTTTTCTTAATTTTTTTCTTCGGTAAAGGTTTAACTAAAAACTCTTTAGCAAACTCGTATTTAATACCTTTTTCGATACTTTTAGCGAGTTTCTTTGTATCTTCAAGGTTCAAATCTGTAAGACCTTCTACGACCTCTACAGGAATACCGTTCTTAGGATTTACCGGAAAATCTGCATTCGCCATAATTATCGTTTAAGTGTAAGTAAATGATTTAATACTTTAATCATATTAGTCAAGACTGTCTCTGCCTCAACTTTTACACAAGCAGGCTGATCTTTGTAGTTTTCATCGAGATTTCCAAGATCCCTCATATACGTGTCGAGAAGAGTTTTCATCTCATTAAAAACATTTACATGATCTTCCTTCTTCTTAGGCTCTTCCAAGAGAGTAAGATAACCATTGTCGATCAACTTTTGTGCATAGTTTGCGGAAATAACGTTCTTGTAAGAACTCTTCGCACTATACTTAGAACCAGTACGTGCATCCAAGTAAGAATCGTCACGATTTACTTCGCAAACATATCCATTTTCTTCATCAGAGAATTGGTAGATATCACCAACTTCCATCTGATTGAAATTTTTAATAACTTTTAATTTGTTCATATTTGTATAATTTTTTTTAAATTTCTGGCTCTATAACGTAGAAATTATATGAAAGGTTGCAAAAGTTAAAAAATTTTTTAAAAAATGCAACTTTTTAGTATTTTTTACGTTATAAGGGGGGTAGTAGGGGGTTCTTATGACCAATTAGGTTAATATAGTCAAAGTTTATAAGTAGACCAATAGTATTAAGTAATCTACTATTATTAGTAACCCAATATATACTATATAACCCTATATGACTAAAGGGTATAAAGAGAAATAAATATATAAATATATTTACAAAGAGAAAGAAACTATGAAGTTAATTAACAGTAGTTATGAAATTATAGAACCAAAATCTTACGATTTAGGTAGTGTATTTAAACACATAGAACTTTGTGGAAGAGTGTGTTATCATAGTTATGATAAAATAACACCTGATAGTTCTACTAAATTTGTAGACAGAATGATTAAATCAGGTCATACTTCTGTACTTGAACACGGTACAATATACTTGTATAGAGAATTTGAATTACCAGCACAGAATACTACTACGAGCGGTGAGTATCATGTTGAATATTATACTTGGGCTCAACCATATAAGGACAATCCGTATAGTGTAGTTTCTTTTTTATACAGAAAAGATGGGATTGCACAAGTATATGTGACTACTAACTATCGTGTTATAGTAGAGAACGCATTAGAAGATGATCTACAATACATGGTAGATCAGCCTATGGATGGACATGAACGTAGATATACAGTACGATTTGTATGTGATAGAGGAGTATCTCATGAGTTTGTAAGACATCGTCATTTTAGTTTTAGTCAGGAAAGTACTCGATACTGTAATTACTCTAAAGACAAGTTTGGTAATGAAATTACTTTCATTAAACCTTGTTTTCTTGATGATAGTAAACTTGCTCTATATGGATCTTATCATACTGTAATAAGGGATAAATCTCCTGAAAGTATCTTCATTGCCAGTCTGAATAATGCTGAAAAGGATTATATTGACTTGATTGAATTGGGTTGGAAACCACAAGAAGCAAGAGCGGTATTACCTAATGCCTTAAAGACAGAATTGATAATGACAGGATTTGCTTCAGATTGGGCACATTTCTTTGAGCTCAGGGACGATAGTAGGGCACACCCGGATGCACAAAAATTAGCTAAACCGTTACATGAAGAATTTATTAATCGAAAATATATAGACTGATATGGAAACAACAAACACAAACGTAAAGAAATTTAATGAAATTGTATGTAAAATGGCAGATACGTACGAGAAAAAGAATGCAGATTATGGGGATTCATTTGGGCAAACGTGCGATGAATTTGGAATAATTGCAGCTATAGTACGTATGAACGATAAAATGAATCGTATTAAACAGCTGTCCAAGAAAAACGCATTGGTTACCGATGAAAGTATCAAAGATACTATTCTTGATTTAGCAAATTACGCTGTAATGACATTGATGTGGGTAAATAGTAAAAATCCTCAAATAATTGACAGATACTCACAAATCCAAGGAGAACCTGAGAAACAAGAAATATCAGTACAAATAGCAGAATAATGGGACTACTTAACACATTAACTGTCATTTCATTAGTATGTCTAATAGTGGCAGGAATACTTAAAATTTTAGATAATGAGCGTAAAGAAAACAACGACAAGTAGGGCAAGAATAGATGAATATGACCCTAAAATATACCCGAGAAAAATATGGGTTGGTAAAAATTGTACACTAAAGGATATACGTAAACGTTTTATACGTAGGGATGGTGGAGAAATAGAAGATCAGTGGGATCCTGAATATAATCCGCAGACATTATACATAAAAGATCGTAATAGCAACCTATACGGTGTACTAATTACATTCCCTAAGGATAGAACTACACCAGAAGAATACGCACAATGGACTGCACATGAGGCAGAGCATGCTAAATTCTCGATATTTTCAGATACAGGTATAGATTCTAATTGGGAATCCCAAGAAGCAGACGCCTATATGGTAGGGTTTGTAGCTAAATGTATATGGCAAACAATGTTTGGTAAAAAATAATACGATTATGAACGAAATAGAATAGCTACTGTTTAGTAATTACGTATTATTTTACGCAGATTACTTATCTTTACGCGAAACATACATTCCGATAACCGATATTTGTAAGTATTATTATCTATTAGATTGCCCAATAAATGCCGCATATGTAGTAGGATTGGAACCGGTATATGATGTAGAAAATAAATATTACGTACAGTCGTATGGTGAATTAAAGCAAATATATGATAAGTTTAATTTTGAAGCGTTATCTGAATTTATATAGAATTTATGCAATATAAAAGCCATAGGTGTTGTCGGAGGGGATACTATATTGAAGTGTATACTGTTATATGAGGATAAAAAAGTAAAAAAGAAAGCGTTAGCAGTATATTTTGATTATATAAATAACATAAAATACGATCAAGAAGTGGTAGAAGATGGAGAAGTACATGTTGAAAAATGCTCAAAATACGTATACCACGTAAATCAAGCAAGGAGAAATAAATCATGACTTTTAAAAGATTAAGAGAATACTTAAAAGACCCTAAATTTGTAGAATTAATTGAAAAAATGATGCAAAATGAAAGCAAACGATACAAAAATGGAGATTACAACAGAGAAGGAATCGATGACTAATTCTGATTTTAGTAGAGCATTGGCTGTCGTATTAAATACGATGAGTAATAAGATATTGTTAGATAAGAAAGAATACGACGAATTAATTAAAATTAAGTCTACTTTTGACACTGAGATGAAGACTTTCATAACCAAATATACTTCAGATAGAGATTTGGCATATATGAAATACAACAATAAGGTGGAGGAACTCGAAAAACAAATTACACAAAAAGATGCAGAAATAACACGACTTACCCTTGAAGTAGATTCATTATGTAAGCAAATAAAGAAACAAAATAAAAGATGGACGATATTTTAATAGATAAAACAGTAACGGGAGCTAATTCAGAAGAACTTAAAGAAAATGCCGATTCTTACTTAAAATTAGAAGTCCCGCCTTACGACGTAAGTCAATCCGCAATAGATACAATAGCGTACGTATACCCATTAAACGAACTGTTAGAAATGCTCCCTAAATATATACTTGATAAAAGAGATAAGGGGAGAACTACATTTAGTTTGGGTAAAACTATGAATGGTGAATATAAAGGAGGATGGTGGAACTTACAAGGATTTGGTCCTTGTCCATCTCCTTCTGAGGTAGTAATAAAAGCATTAATATATTTAAATACATTAAGCAAAGATAAAGATTATGAAGCAATCTACTAAATCTTTACTAACACACGATGAGATCGTCGGATACGATTATGGCGGATGGCCTCTATATCGATTACGTGTAATATCCCTATTACGTGCTATGGGAATGTCTGATGATATTATAGATCAGATACCAGAAGATATACTTACATCTACAATAACCACATTAGAAGATGACGGTATGGGATATGGTATAAACGAGGAGTGTATAGTAAATTGTGCGATCGATAAAAATAAAAATATCGTATACTTATGGAGAATACCTAATGTTAAAAAAGAAAGTAAATAGTCGCAAAGCTCTAAGGATGAAAATGATTGATTTGTTTGAAGAATGCAGGGATTACGATGATAGTCCTTGTAATAGCTGTTGTAGGAGGTTTCATTGTCCAAATAATGATCCAGAGGAACCTGAATATTGTTCGTGGTATTTAACTAATTATAATCATAAAAATGCAATATAAATTTAAATATAAAAACTTAAATATTGGGGAATTATATAAAATTGATCAATTGTGGTATTTTAAATATACTGAAGATTTTATAAATCAAGATAAAATCTTGCCATTAATTATTTTCCCGAATAAGTACAAAGAATATGTTTCGAGTGAGTTGTGGCACATATTTGCAATACGTTTTAAAGATGGGAAAATGAAGTTGAAAACTATAACAGATCCATACATGCTAATATCGTGCTGTAAAAATTATTTTTAATTTTTATTTTTTTTTTTAATTTTTTTTTTGTATTTGTATGTAAACGAGAAATAATTTTTAGAAAATTTTTTGTATTTCTGCAAAAACGTGAAATAGCAAACATTCACACCCCCTGATTTGCGGTCGGAAGAAACTACCCCCGTGGTGGGGGTGTACCGTAAAACCTTATTTCATATGCAAATCGTAAATATGCAATTCAGTCGTTGCGAGGCAATGACGGAAACGGGGAGTGTACGTATCGAATTAAAGTCAGTAATCGACCTCTCAAACCCGAAAGCGTTGTTACAGTCTAATGGAGCCGTAACGGCTGGTTTCTTTGTTCGGCACATATTGGACGGGCTAAATGACCAGCAAGTTGCGCAAGCGTTACAGACACTTACACAAGCGTTCGAGGGACACACTTTCGACGTAAAGCGTACGACTATTCCGGTTAGTTACTTATCAGACGGGAAAGGTAATGCCGTGCAAGTGACACGTGCGGATGGCACGACACAAGTATTATCGTCACTTGTCTTCAATTCCGTTCAAGACAACGACACCGACGAAACAATGCTTGCGTCCGCAAAGATGTCATTTACTAATGCGGTGATGTCGGGGCGTTATGTCCTTACAACCGCACAAGCACAACAAACGCAAACGGCGCAAAGTGGGCAGGGTAGTAACACTCAACAAAAACCCCAAACGCCGCCGTTATCAGGTGACTTCAGTTTTTAACCTCTGTTAACATATGGCCTTTTCGTGCTTCGGCACGAGGAGGCTGTATGTTTAAAACGATGGCATGTTCTTGCTAAATAAGGAAATTTCATCGATGGCATATTTACGGTACATAAGGAAATTTGATTAATTAATAATCACAAAGATATGAACGAATTTGTATACACGGTTTCCATTGAAGGAACGAACGTACACCATGGACGAGCGACTCTGTATGTTATTAATAATATGAACGACCTTGATAAAGCTCGTAATATGATTAAAAAATACTACTTTGTCGAATTTGAAAAATCACCATCACGTTCTATAGGCGATTATTATTGGGAGTATGACAATATTACCGATACCAGAGGTATTACTCTTGTTGTTGAACGTGTTGATATCATTTAATCGTTATTGATGATTTAAATCAATATATCCTGAGTATGATGTAAAACTACTCACTCTATCATAGTGTATAGGTGAAAGACCTATTGGCAGCCTGGAAAGACAGGCATTTTTACCGAATCTTGCACAGGTGCAAGCACAACTCTCAGTGTAGTTGAGAGTACATCCATGGTGGTGATGTAAAAAATAATCACCACGTTTAGATACATTTAGACTGTTATAGTTCAGCCTATCGTTAAAATGTATCAACTACCATACATTAGACTATTACGGTATGTTGTATAACATATGACGGCAAAGTATGTTATTCAAATTCAAGCAGCAAAATGCAAAATAATGCTGAAGGATGTAGTCGCTACCTGACAAGCGGCAACCCAAGGCCTAACGTACATTTGTGCCATACGGGCTAATATGTTCGCCAAAACATAGTCAGATTTGCAGTGTAGGGGAGATTGTACAGTCTCCTCTACATTTTCACAGGCATTTTCAATCGATAATAATCAACATTAATCGAAATATGGAAACGAAAGACAAAATCATCCAGTTATTAAACGCAACAAAGACTGGTAGTGTGAAAATACTTGTAAGTATAACTTATGAACATAGTTCAAGTTATACGACAACTATTATGGCACGCTGCGTAAGTTTATTAGGTAAGAACAAACTCTGTATAACGAATATAAGTGGTAATTTATACCCTATCGATGATAGAATTCGTAACAAAGATGGAGCATTAGACGCCATACTTTCACAAGTTATGGCTGCTACTAACAATCAAAAGTATTACGCGTTTATGCCATTCTTTCATTGGAGCGATATAATGGATGAAAAACCTGAACCAGATGGTGTAAAAGTATTTGGTGATTACGTGTTAGCAAATATTTGTAAGACAACAGATTACAATCTTGCTATGGCTCTTTATGCTGAAACTCCTTGTCCTGCAAGTCAATTAGTTGAAGCAAACTCTTGGGAAGAACTTGATGAAAAAATCAAGGAAATAAAGAAGAATTTTAGTAATCCAGAATGGGTTAACGAACTTGAAAAACATCTATAACATGACCAACAAAACTAAAAATAGCCTAATAGTCGCATATGTTGTGTTATTAGGTGTGAGTATTTCTTGCAATTTATATCAATCAATTCGTTGGAATAAAGCTTGCAAGCTCGTTGAATGTTATGACCGTGTAGTAGACACAATTGATGATGATTATTTCTTGGATGTCATTTGTACAACAGATGAATGGAGAGATCTTCAGAATTGTGTTGAACGTAATCATCTCGGATGTGGTTGTCCTAAAGATATCATGCCAATGGATAAGAATAAATAACCCATCCGTTAAATAAAAACTTATACACCTGAAGTTCTACTTACCAAGGTAGTTTTGTAAGGTGTTTTGTACACAATTCATAATCAATATGAATCTAAGGACTAAATTCCTCATCAGTGATGCTATACTATTTTATTTAACCAGTATTGTAGTTGTAGTATCAGTACTCTCAATAGATTATATTTGGGAGTGTGGTTTGTTAGCATTCATCGCAGATATTATATTCTGCGCCCTTCTCATCACAGCTTGTAGAATAGCTATTCCACGTTCATCTTATCGTTATATCTTAGGGTATAATGTATGGTGTAAATTATTGTACGGTAAAAATAAACTAAGGAGACCGAAGAGATGATTATTTGGTTACCGTACGAGTCACCTGGTCATGTGATGATAAACTGACCAATTAACTTTTAAACATTATCAAAATGTTAATACATCCAGATAGACACGTTGCTTGTAGGGTGCAAAACCATTGGTTTCACATACTATATTTTACTGTTCCGAAGAAAAATTCTATAAACTTAGGTTTAAAATTGCCAATATTTGAAGGAGTTGACAATAATAAATTTAATTATGTAGGAGATAATACTATTTCGATGAGTAACGAAATGAATTTGTTTGAAATATTCTTAGTTGAAGATCCTCCGCATATCGATTCAAAAATCGCAAATGAATTGTTTAGGGCATCTTTCTTAGATACAATGTAAACAGAAATAAATATCTAAATCATCAAAATTATGGAAAAGGAAATAAAAATTAATGGTTATCGGTGTAAATTTTTAGATAATACCGAATCGCCAGACTGTGAATTCTTATGTATTCCAATAGTTCATGACGTTAAATACGTTAAGAGTTGGGCTACAATTAGTTTTACGCCAGAAGAAAAAGAAACATTTGGCAAACGAATACACATACTCGATTCTCGCATGATGCCATCTCCTGTTCCCAGTAAGGCGTTATCAATCTTTGTGTTTACGTATCAAGAAGATGACGATATTGAGTTTATTAAACGCAATGCTCAATTCTTCTTTAGAGAAGGTAAATCACCTGAAGTAGAACCGAGTGACGATACTGCAGAATTTGCAATTATAAAATCTGTAGATAAAAATACACTTGAAGTAGTTAGACTAATGTACAGCTTCGCAGGACTAAGTATAAAAGATGCAAAACAATTGGTAGATCTGGTACGAAAGGGTTTTTACCAGAAATTACCATTAAATCATTTGCCTGCAGATAATAAACGCTTCCTTTTGAGTCAACTTAGAGATAATAATGTTAAATTTACACTTCAATGAAACTGAATTCGTTATCTGAATTAGGCGAAGCTATTAAGTATGCCAAACAAACCGAACGCAAGTTCAAACGTGAATCTGTTATCAAACAATCTAACCGAATAGGTGGATTTAGAGATAAGCAGCTGGTTATATATGCACAATTTGATAAAAACGATCAATTGTGTGATATACAGCCAAGGTACATTAAAGAGGTACAAACTTTATATGATGAGTATAAAGGACGTCCTTACTCTCTCATTTGTGATGAGTTACGTTCAACGTTTAGAGATTTAATAACGGATAAAATAGTATGAAACACCACGATTATGTGTACGTAATACACGATCCGTATGAAAATCCTCGAAGAATACAGTTATCACATGTTATTCTTCCTACAACAATTAATAAATATAAAGGTGATACGTTAGCTTATATACCCGGTAAAGGGCATAGAAGAATTGAAATAAATTCGATGGGCTACAATCATACAATGTATCATTTGATTGTTAAGCAAAATATTATAGATAAATTAGATAAACTTAAACGTGGTGAGATAATGAATATAAAACCAACTTATTTTATATTTAACGAGGTTTCAAACTATGTCAAGAGTTTATGTAAATTCTATAATATTATTGAACAAGACATCTATCAATTGTCAAAAGGTCGCGTTAAATTGACAGTTAGTCATCTATATATGATGATTATACAAAACAATAAAGGACTAAGAAAACATTTATGTATAATGATACTTAAAAATGACAATACAATAGATGTTAAGAAGTTGGACAGAACAGTATGGTAACGAAAAGAACTCAAAATCAAGTAAATCTTCCACAAAAACAACGTAAATCTAAATGGAATGAGCGTAAATGGAAGATATTCTTCAAAAAGAATGGCAATAGTATGTTGCTATTCGATGGTTTGGATGGAACTAACGCTATTATAAGGCGTAACACTCTCAAGCGTTTATTCTCCGATTGGAAAGGGCATTTTATCATAACCAAATAACTATTATGTCGTGGAAAAAGAAAAACGGAGTAACGCGAGTACAAAAGATTGATGAAGTTGTCAAGCGTAGATTTCATGCTGATTTACATAAATTAGAGAAACTATGTCATGATAATAAATTAATCTTATGTAACTACAAAGAAGCTGATGATAATATGATATGTGTATTGTCTACTAATGAATATGAATTAGGAGATATGCGTAAATATTGCTCATCAGACAATGAAAACTACTTTATAACCGAAAGTGGTTTAAGTAAATTACATAAATTACAGAACAATGAAGACAATTGTTAAAGCAATAAGTTTACTTATATCTATAATAATTGCTACGATATTAATATTCTACTCAGTTACAATGCAAATATCAACAGCTGGAGTAGTATTCTTAATCGGTGGTGCAATTATATGGATATTAATAGGTGTGATTTGTGCTTGTAGTTTATTTCAAGATTAACTCAAAGGGGGTAGAGTATCAAACTCTACTCCCAGAGTATAAATTTAGAATCCGATTTAGTAAAGCTACCACGTTAACCACGTGAGAGTTCAAAGTCTCTAATAAAAAGCTGATGACTAAATAAGTGTTAATTAACCAAAGTTAAACTTTTAAATCATTATCAAAATGAAAGTAAAAGAAATTTCGTATGTGGTTGGTAGTACCACGGATTTTTTAACAATTGAATCTGAATCTACCAAAGTTGCTGTAAACATGGGCAAAATCGTATCAATCTCTACTACTCCATCTAAAACAGTAGAAATTAAATGCGTAGGTAACGAACGCATAGAACTTGAAGACGTAGAACTGTCTGAAGTTCTCGACACAATCAGTTGCTGCGGTGACGATAATATTTACTAACATTCAAAAATCATTATCAAAATGAAAAAAGTATTTGCATCTTTACTAATTGCATTGTTTGCTATAACATTAGCATCATGCACAACAAAAGAGGAGAAGGAGAAAAAGACAGAAGCAGAGTATGTCAACAAAATCTCCAAGAAAGTTGTAAAAGATATTCAGAATCCTGTTTTTAAGGACTCAGAAGACTTTATCAACAACATTCTCACAAACAAAGAGCATCAACGTTACACGGCCATTGTTAACCGTCTCACATTAAGTGAGATTAACGAAATGGCTAAAGTTATCATTCATCGAGAAGGCTACGTTGATTGGAAATTATTCTTAAAAGAGTATGACCAATCATATCAACGTGTATATCGATATTTAGAAGAACCTCCGACAATACCGCATAATACAAAAATCGACACTATTGTGAAAGTAGGTTCAAAAGATAACAACTTAAATGTAACAAAAAATGGAACAACGAATGTTAATAGTAGTATTCAACGGCAATGAATTGCCCGACGAAGCATTAGCAAAGGTTAATGCCATCGTAGCTAAATCTGGATTTGCACATCCGGATGATATTGTAATACACACGCTCAACGAAAAAGATTTAGCGAAAATAGTAGCTAAACAAATTATCGCTGAGCATTCTTCTAATACACCAATGCCGCAAACATTGACTGGAGATGAAACAATCAAGATGTTGTCAAGAAAGTATCAGTTATCTAACAATACAAGTTTTGCAATACAGTTAACGATTGATCTTCAGAACATTCATGACAGAATGATTCATGGCAAAGCTATTGAAGCAGATAATATCTTTGTAGGAAAGATATGCAATCTTGTACATAGTAGCTGGTTCCATGAAGAATGTGCAAAGAGATTCGGGTATGTTGGAGAAACTCCAAATATTGTCAAACAGATTTATATTAAATTCTTCGATAAAAATGGTAGACCAATATCGAGATGAAGAATATGATGAATCATATCCACCTCTAAAAAAGACAAGACGTTCAAAACGTCATAAGTGTGAGTTAAAACCATATAAACGAGAAAAATATAAATACAAAGACGATGTGGTATAGTTTTGATGTCTACAAAAAAGTAGACAATAACAAAAGCAAAAAAGTTGCTACTCATAAATATCATACACTCAATGAAGCACGAAATGCAAGGAGAGCTATAGAGAACTTCAAGAAAGGAAAGTATCTGCTACAGCCAAGAGAGAACGCTCCTTTTAAGTTTGTTGAGTTGGGAGGATGGACATGTAGTGCAATTACACAAGAAAATTGAGTTAATTAACATAAGTTTAACGTTTTAAAACATTATCAAAATGGCAAAGAACAATGCAAAACCAGCAGCAGCTCAGCCTGCAGTACAGAAACCTCAAGTAGAGAACCCCTCAGCTGAAATACAGGAGGATAACGTAATTGATGAGATTAGAAACAAGAACATCGGCGAAGCAAACATTGCTGAACTGGCGAAACAACAGTTGAAAGACGAACAGAACAAACGTCTCATCGAAGAAAAGAAACGTAAGATCGCTGAAGCTGAATACATCAACTTGAAGGCCCGCCTCATGTTGCGTGCACGTCGCCGCGAAGCTAATGCGACCAAGGACTATCTGAAGGAAACCAAAGAGTTGCTTAACCAGCTGACCGGATACACCAACGAAAAAGGTGAAGTAGTGGCTCCGACGCTAACTATCTTCCAGTATGAGGAAAAACGTCGCGAGATAACTAAGAAGAAGAATGAAGCATTCCGTGACTCTGATCGCCAGTACAGTGACGAACTGAAGGAGCTTCGCTTCCAATATCCGAGCTACTACTGTTACGAATGGGATAATTAATCATACGTAGCACAACAAATCGTCCGTCTAAAGAGCCTGAGAGCCAACGAGAGACTTAATAAAGGTGGTGCAATACAAGGGCACGTAATTCCTTTTAAAGTTATTGATGAATTAACATCAGAACAAGAGTCATAGAACCATGTTTGGACGTAAAGCTCTCAAAACAGGGAGAATAAACTATGTGTTTATATCTCAAGTATTATAATCTGTGAACCTTCGAGTCACTGTGGTGCGTATTAGGTCATAGAACATCATAGTCAGATTATTATATCAAGGACTTTTTACCACAACCCCTATAGTCTGAGAACAATGGGATTATTGTGTATATATGTGAATATGTGCGCATAAAACAATAAATATACGCCAGCTTTATTTGCGTTCTAAAAGCCTCAAAAACTGCATATGGATTAGCTACCCATAAACAGGAAATGAAGCGATTAGAGCGCAATTAAACGGCGTTATAGGGCATTTTAAGCTTGCTACTTAACTTGCCCACAAATCCTCCCGCTTGAGTATGATGCAAATATGCAAGACCGCCGTTCGAGCCGGCGCAGGTCCACTATTCGCATAACAGGTAAATTTATGTTTTTACTAAACGTTCAGGCTTGAGCCGCTGTGAAGTTCCTCAAGTCATTTTTACAAGGGCCTGACAGGATTTGATTGCATATGAGATAAATACGATGGGAATGGATGCATAAGCATAAATGGCAATGTAAATAACATTGTTGATTACACTCGCGTAGCGTGAGATGTGTCATCAGGTAGCTGTACCTGATTACCAAAAACAGTGGTAAGAGTTATGGTAATTGGGGGTTCGATTCCCCCAACTCTACTAAACTTATAGTTTTATGAATAAAGGGTATAAAGCAATGTTGAGGGATAGACTATTACCCTCATGGAACTTAGCACTATTATGGTGTAAAGTTAAAAATCGGTGGATAGAAAGAGCGTATGCAGAAAATATCGCTACTGCTCCAAAACCTTTGCGTTCTGATTTATGTAAGTTTATTACTGGTCGTAAAAAGAATTGTGGTGTAACATGTTCATTTTGGACTACTATAGATCCTGATGGATTCTTATTCGGTGAAAATCGTGAAGAATATAACATGTGGAAAAATGTACAGAAATGGGTAGATTGGTTCTCTAAGAATCAAATGTTCATTTACGATACTCTTTCAGACATATTAAAAAACCACTATATTTTCTGCGAAATCGTTGATGAAATGTGTAAACATTATCACAATATCGATAAGAAACTAATTGAGTTTATGATCAAGAATAAACACATTTATTATGGAACAAAGTAATAATTTCTTTCCAGAATCGCCGGGATTATATGTAGCTCAGCGAAACACCGATGTTGTCCTGTTTAAACTAACAGGCATGTTTCCAACTTTAATTGTTGGTAAAGCTCTTTACCTTTCAAATTTAATTGAAGGTAATTCTCTCTCGGAAACTCCCAAAAATGTTCTCGAAAACATGATAATATTTCCTGAAAAATGGAAATTTACACAATTGGGAAAACTAATTAACATGGACGTATTTCCTAAGCTTGCTTTTAAGTGTGATGGTGATTTGGACCTAAGTACTGATGAAGTATTACATATACGTAGTACTTATTTCAGGTTAGTACAAAGTGGAGTCGCTCCTTCTAAGATTCTTAGAGCATTATCTTATGAATATAAGTTAACCATGTCACAAACGATCGATTTAATTAATAAATTCGACAAAGAATCTAAACATGTTACTACCTAATCTATTACGACGGTATAGTGCCAATCCTACATTAAAGGAATCGTACGAATGGAACAGGTTGGTATGGAGTCAATATCGATACGAATTACAAAATTGTAGTTATTGCGTTAGTCCCTTCTCCATAACGCAATGTTTAACCCATCCACAATTGAGAAAGCTTGTTGAATGGGTAAACTATAATATTGTAAGGACTATCGATATTGACAATTTAAAAACAATTAATGTTAAACTAAGAATCGCAACAGGTATGTTAAATAAAATCGATTTAGACCAAATATCTAAAATCGAGATACATTCCAATTTAACACGGAATATTCATACAGAATACTATGCGATCCTTGAAAGCGAATTACCATTTTAATGTAGAAAAAGATGGATAGCCTCAGTAAAAAAGAAATTGAGACTATCAAACAAGCTCAAAACGGATCGATTAAAGCTTTCAATACTATATTCTATAAGTATAAAGACTATATTGAAAAAATATTAGTCATATACTTACAGGATGAGGACGAAGCTCATGATTTAGCTAATGTTGTATTTGTAAAAATATACAACAATCTTGAGAAGTTTAAAAATTATAACAACTTTAAAGGATGGATTACTACGTTAACTAAACGTACAGCTATTGATTATATCAGATCTGTTAAACAAAAAGTGGTGTCAATTGATGACACAGAAAAAAGCATTCAGTTAACCAATAAAGAATTAGACAATCTTTATGGTTCTGATATGAAGGAAATCTATGATGATGCATTAAACATCATTAATAGTTTATCCAAAACCTCTCGTACAGTATGTAAATTATTTTATATTTACAATCTGACTATTCCACAAATACAAATGAAAACCGGCATGCCAGAAGGAACTATAAAGTCAGCTCTGTGCCGATCACGTAACCAAATAAAAAACAAATTAAAGCTATGTTAAACTTACTTTTGTTCTTTTTAGGATTAACTTGTATATTCCTGATAGCACGTTATAACGGAAGTAACAAGTTATTCTGGATT